TGTGTTCGCTGACTATAATAAGCGAACCGCATTTTTCGCAATGATGCTTTTCCTGCGCCGTAACGGTATAGATTTGAACCCGGAAGGTAATGCTCTGGAAGAGCTGACCGTCAGCGCAGCTACCGGAGAAGCTGATAGAGCGATGATTGCAGCAGAATTACAAAGAATAGCTGTGCGATGAAATCCCAAATCTAAAAATATTGTGAATGTACTTAAACAGCAATTTATTTACTTTCAGAATGAATTGGCATTCAAAACATGCCTGTACGATACCTTATTAAAGTCATGAAAACGAAATAGACCTAGCTTAATTGTATGGCTGAAGCGCAGTCAGTAAGGGCAAACCGATTTCTGCGTTTATTTCTGAAGAAGATCGGAAGTTCCCGCTTGAAGCTGGCAAAGGCAAATACAGTCTCAGGATACGCAAACTGCCTCAGCGAATCAAAGGTGCAATAAAAGCAGGCAACTACTGATTATGTCGGCTATATGCCTGCCAGCGCCCATAAGGATAATCTTACGTGCGATCAGAGCGCCGTCCTGTACTTTATTAAAACCCGAGTTGAAGCAACCGGCCAGACAGTTCATCTTAATCTGCGGGATTAAGCGTTTGCTACCGTTCTCTGGATTGGAAAGTCTGGCGCGATACGCTGCTGCAGGAAATGATTGAGAAGGACACGCTCATAGTGAAAATACCTGTCCTTATCGTTTAATCATACAAGTCTGCTTTACGCCCGCCACGTGAGGGCAATTTGTACATCTTTATGCCATGCAGGTGCATTACCGGCAACACGCGCCGAGCTGAGGCAAGTATGCGCTTGTCAGTCGTTCAGAAACAGACTTTGCTCATTCTGTATCAGTTTTCCCTTAACCGGTGCCAAACGGTTCCTCAGCGAACGATCCTGCACATAATTAATGAGCGATCAGGCGATATCTATCCTAACAACTTCCGGGCATCCTGTATTCGCCTAGACGATCACGGCTGGTGGTGCGGGAAAGTGATGATTCCAATCGAAAGTAGCTCAGCCTGACCGGGGCGGGCAGCATAAAGGCTCGGGCTCTGTATGACACGCTGATAGCTGCCCACTAGTTGCGCTGAGTTGCTGTTTCAGCCGCACGCGGCATCATGCCTGAAACATCTGTTAATTTCTTTTCCAAAAAACTGAAGTACCAGCGCACTTTAATTCATTTTATTTGAATACGTTAATTTCACACTGTGATTTATCAAAATTTTTAAATGAGTGCGCTGGTACTGAAATACTTTTTTGACCATATGGTCTGAACTACCCATAAATTTAGCCCAAGAGAATAGGCTATATAAATCATGCAGTTAATGGTTTTTTAAACTAAAAAATTAACTTTCATAAGTTAATTGCAGGCCAATAATTAAATTTGTCCTAAAAATAGTAGTTGATAAGGATCACGTTATTTGTGTTAATCCGCTTATAAGAATATTCCGTAGTTATTTTTGTCATCGGCACGTTTGTGACGCATGAAATCCCATCAGGTGAAGTAAATAATAATCAATATCATTTAACATCAGATGATAAACAGCAAAGGATTTACCATGTACACAGCTTTAAAATATTACGTAAGCGATAACAATCCTGAAGGCTTACTGCTTCACCGTGCTGATTGCGCGCACCTGCCCGATCAGGCGGCTCGTGTTTTTATCGGAAGCTGCTACTCGCTGAATCAGGCCAGAACAGTGGCGGCAGCCAATTTTAAAGGGGTAAAACTCTGCGTGCATTGTGTGGCAAAGCCAGAAGTTAAAGCAAAGCCTGCTAAAAAGGTAAGGCGTGCAGCCGATATTGCAGCAAAAATTTCAAAAGAAAATAAGCCGGTCGTGGAATTCAAAAGCTGCGTTCGCCCGGTCAGGCATATGGCTGTTTGATATAACATAAGCTATACCTTAATGATGCAGGAGTATTTGTGCTGACCCAGGTATGTGAGTGTATGTCCGATAATAAAAAATAAAATGAAAATATCGATTGGCCGCGTAAAGGATTACGCGGCTTGTTTATCAACTCACTGCAACACGCCATGAAACCAGCAACCTGCTGAATCATAAAACTGGTGCCCTCCCTTACGCGGCGTATTCTGCGAACCCAACAGGCTTCACTTTTCAATGTGAAAGTGCTGGTTTCATAACGACAGACGGTTGTCGCTACAGCACTTATCACTTATATGCAACAATTGAAGTGTCAAAGATTATCTCCTGAGCTGGCACATAATTTGTTTGGATAGCAAAAATTGCCTATACCACTATAGCCAGCAGCGATGCATCAAAAAAATTGCTGTACTGGCCGGCCTGAAAGTCTTTGTTGAGCATCTAGGCGAAAACCGGGATGAACTGAAAGCAGGGCTGCTTGGCTGGATCGATATGATAATCTAGGCGTGGGACAACCTGAAAGCAATCAGCCCTGTTGAAAGCAATCCTGCAACTGCTCGATTCAGACACGCCAATAACTAAGACTGCAAACAAAGGGCGATTTTATGAAGGTTACTTTCACGATTGATGATGAACTGTATGCGCTGGAGCTGGGTAATCCGGGCATGGGCGAAGCAGATATTCTGAATGAGGCATTAAAGACGTTTATCCGGGTGCAGGCTGCTAAAAAGCTGTCGGAGCTTGGCGGTGCCGTGCCGGATATGGCGAGCATTCAGCGCCACCAGCACCGCGATTAGTCAGCCTTTGTTATATCTTTTTGCGCTTTCCGGCGCGTGCTGGCTTCGATTTCTTTGTTGAGTTCAGCCGCGCGGGCTTTCACGCGAGCGCGGCGTTCCGGGGTGAGCCTGTCCATTAATTCTTTCAGCGTTGCCATGTTAAACCACCATCAAAATCGTGCTTTCAGTGATTAGCGAGCGTAGCGTCTAAATCTACTTCCACACCAGCAGCTAACGCCTTTATTCTTTCCCAGTAAAGTACAGATGCCGGGATAATGTTCTCTGGATGTGTACTGAAATCATGTTCAAGATAAGCCAGAAACTGCACTTCGTCTTCAGGAGGCAGGGTGTTTTTCAGTATGGTCATGATTTCTCCATATTATTCATGAGTGCGTCAGGTGACGGCGCTCAATCAATCTGGTGGCAATAGATTCTACTTCTGCAAAGTCCTTTGAGATACTGGCTCTTAGCGCCAGATTCCACTTACTGAGGGTGTGGGCGTTAACAATCAGTTCGCTATCCGCTTTAATTCGACCATTTTTTGCCAGCCATTCAGTAACGTCAGCCCAATCCCAAAGCGGAGACTGGCCTTTGATGCGCTGGACCGGGCAGGGGAAATTGCCGCTTCCGCGCGTGCCGTCTTTGAGCATGGCGATTGCCTGGCGTGACATTTCGGTGTTCTCCGCAATGTCGCTCAGCCCCACCAGCGCCGAATCGACAGATGCAACTATAGCGCCAATTCCGGCTGATTCCACGTTATCAACTGCAGACGCAATGGCTTCATCCAGGGATTTTGCTTCGCGGTCAAATCCCAGATAAACGGAATGGCCATATGCGCAAATCAGTGCATCCTCACAGCCGCTATTAAATAATGCATCTTCCAGTCCTTCGGTCTCAAACGTTACGCCTGAAAGTGTCAGAGTGAAGCTATAAAGCGCCATAGTACCTCCTCTTTCTTTTCTAAATAGAAGCATCCTATTCTTGGTGTTGACATCCGTCAACATTATGCGAGAGACGGTGCATCACTGCTGCAACAGAATTAGAACACCAGTGATTAAACAGGAAATCAGGGCGCTGTTTCTGGCGCATGGCTTTAGCATGGAGCCGCAACCTGACGGCAGTACCGATTTTGACCCGGCGTATTACAGCGTCGCTCAGGCGCTCGCAGAGTGTTTTAACGATATCTACGGGCAACCAGTAGGAAACGTGGAGATCGCCGCTTCTGGTGGCGCAGAGGCACGGACAGTGCCGCTCTTTCACGATAAGGCAGCGAGCATTGAGTTTCCCGTGTATGTCATGCGTGAACCGTCCCAAAAGCCCGCGCTGGCCACCAGCACCAATCCGGCGTTCGCGCGCTGATGGACGACCGTTTAAGGCAATACGGCTGGGGCTCGTTTGAGGGCTGGCCGGAAAGCGAAGTGCGCGACTTCCTGACTAACAAATGCCATATACTCCACGCCCGCCAGCTATCCGATGGCAGCTGGTGCGGGCTGCTGCAGCTGCTGTATACGCTCAGCGTCTGCATGGGGATCACGCCCACTGACGCTTACGTGTACCGCTGGTGCTTTGAAGATCCGATAGAGGCGGCACACTTCTATAAAACCGCCGTGGAGTATGACGAAATTCCGGTGCGCCGGGAGTCGCTGGTGGGGCATCGGCATACAACAGACCTGCCGCTGTACGTGGAATTTGACCAGCTTGGCCTGCCAAAGTGGCGTTAACACCTTTTTACTGACCACCAGCTACCAGGCTGGTGTCAGTGTTTCAATAACAGCAATACAGAATGGTAAAAAATGGAAATCAGGATTAAATGCCCGCACTGTGGATCAGGGAGCGTCAAAAAGAGCAGGGCGGTTTATGAGCAGGGAACCTCAAAGACGCGCAGCGTGAGCCACACGGGCAGGATCTCAAATCGGGGATCGGGTGGCAGCCGGCGGCAGGGCAAATCAACGCGCCAGTCAGTTGCTGCATCGCGTAATGCGCCCGCCGGCCGCAAACTGGAAGGCATCGTATTTACCGGCGCGTTCTTCCTGTTTACCTGGCTGGCTCTCTGCGTGCAGGGAACAACGCTGCAATCGTCGCTGGCGGCGGGCGCTGCCCTTGCCATAGTGGTTACAGGGCTGGTGGCATACCTGAACCGGCATAACCGGCGCAGGGCGCGGGAAAGCTACGAAAGGCAATGGTATTGCAGCAAATGCGGCGATATATTCATCCGATAAATAGCTTTGATTCGCTTACTGTAATAACTGGTCGCAACTAAAAAGGAGAGTGTTGTGCTTTACAAATATGTAGGGAATGAAGATCCTAAAAAGGTAGTCGATTATCTACAACGCTTCGTGAACAATGGGACTATTAAAGCTACTGCCCCACAAGAATTTAACGATCCCGCAGAATTAAAAGCTAACTTTTCTTTTGAAGCTACAAAAAGCGAAATTAGAGCGCGCATTAACCTCATCTGGCCTCATATAAATGAGGAGGGTGTAAATTTTTGGATCGATAATAATGATAAAATTGCTAAAAGTAATGATGCCTTAAATCTTCGTCACTCTCTAATTCAAACTTCAGGCGTTATATGCCTTACGCTTGACCCAGACAACTATCTAATGTGGTCTCATTATGCACACTCTCATTCTGGGTTTTGCATTGGTTTTTCCGACCAAGTTCTTAACCAATTTATATCAAAAGATATTGTAGCGCATGCCTTTGTTAGATATGAAGAAAGACCACCTTCAGTAAACTTTTATACTGCAAGCATTGAAGATGTTAGTCGCGCAGTATTTATGCACAAAAGTAAAGTGTGGGAATATGAGAAGGAATTTAGATTAATATTTAGGAGTGCTGGCATAAAAAAAATAAGCACTTCATCAATAAAAGAAATTGTACTTGGTTGTCGAGCGAGTGAAGAATTGAAAGCGTATGCTAGGACTTTAATTGGCTCAAGCATCAGGGTTTTTAAAATGAGGGAATCTGTTTCTTCATACAAACTAGAAAAAATTGAGCTGTCAGAAAATGTAGATATTTAGCTACCAGCATAACCTTTGAATAAAGTAACTCCCCGTTATTAAATAGGCGCTTGGTGCGCCTTTTCCATGGTTGCTCTTGGGATAGCACATCCCTAGAATGCGGCCATCTTTACGTTTATCAGACAATCCTCATACAGACTTATGACACAACAGCTCAAATCTATTCAGGCGCTGCGCGGGCTTGCCTGCCTTGCCGTCGTAACTTTTCATTTTCGCTATCAGATCAAAGCGCACTATCCGGCGTTAACCAAAGTGCTTTCAACCGGCGCTATTGGCGTGGATCTGTTTTTCATCCTCAGTGGCTTTGTTATCACGCTCTCCGTGTCGCGCATGGATACAGGGTTCGCGGCAGCGGGTGACTTCCTGAAACGCCGCGCGCTGCGCCTGCTGCCCGCCTATTTCATCCTGCTGCTGATCAACTTCCTGTTAAGCGGCGCTATGGCGACGTTCCACTATGCGGATAAGACTCAGGCGCTGATTAGCGCGGCGACGCTCTCCGTCTACCTGCCGCAGCACGCGCCGTTTTACGTGGACGACAGCGGATTTATGGGCGTGCGCTGGACGCTCAACTATGAGTTTCTGTTTTACCTGATGATGGCCGTATGCCTGCTGGTGCGCGCACGCTGGGTAGCGCTGGCCGCAATGCTGGGCGCGTTGCTGGTGGCGGTACCAATGGCAGCAGGCCACCAGCCGACGCTGCTGGTGCATGGCTACGATATGGGTTACGCCTACATTAACCTGATGACCAACCCGATTATCTGGCAGTTTGCCGCGGGCGTACTGATTGGCCTGGTCTATCCGCATATGTCGCGCCTGCCGGTTGCAACGCGGGTGCCGTTCCTGCTGGCAGCGGTTGCCCTGTTTGTGCAGCACATTATCAGCTATCAGCATATCGGGCATGGCCTGATGGCGTCCGGGACCGTGCTGGCGCTGCTGCTGGCCGCTGTGGCGTTCAACGACAGCTGGTTAGGGCGCATCACGCCGCGCTGGCTGGTATTCTTGGGTGATATCTCCTTCTCCGTATACCTGATCCACATCGTGACTAAAGACCGGTTATCAAAAGCCTTCACGGATCAGGGTATGACGTTCTTCGTATGCAACGTCCTGCTGGCACTGCTGGTGGGCTGGCTCAGCTACCGCTACATTGAGCCAATCGGCCAAAAGATAGCGCGCCGGCGAGTTACTGTATATCAGAAAGCTAGCAATATCAGGCTAAAATGACTTTAAGCAATAATGTCGCTGAATGTCTTGAATTCTACTAGAAGATCATGTCTATTTAAATTCATAAGCCTGCAACATGCAGGCTTTTATCAGTTTAGTCAGAACAAAGGATGTTGATTGATGAAAAAACGCATAAGAACTCCAGATAATGTCGTACATCTTAATGACCCTTTTTTCAAAAAATATAAAATTGTTCATCTAAAAACTACACCATCAAAACATGGTAAAACTCACATTTACTGGAATAAAAAACGGGAAGAACTGATTATCGGTTCTAAAGTACATTTCCCCGTACCTTCTATTGCGCATCTTGAAAGATATAAAAATCCTTATTTTGATACAAACAGAGAAGAAATCCAAATGGGAGACTCTGTTGTTTACTTCTTTGGCAGGATTATACAACCGCTGGTATGTGCAACAGTCATAGGTATTAAAAAAGAATTTGGCAAAGTTTGGCTTCGGCTACACCCTAACCACCATCAATCAAAAGTTTTTGAAACTTGGGCAGAATACAAGCCAGACAATTTTTTTCTTGCTTCAAACAACTTGGAAGAACGGTCGTATGCTATCCCAAATCAAGTTTACGCTGTCTATCAGGACGAACTCGACAAAATTGAAGAGATCTTTGCACCTATAAGAAGCTATAGGCTTATAATCAGGTACTTAACAAATCAGAATCTTCATATGGGAGAGAAAGCATTTTGCGAATGTCATCACGCGCTATTCAGAGGAATATATTCATGGGCAGGTGAATACCGAACCCATGAGCTAGTTATAGGAAGTCGTTCTCACCCAACAATGCATCCCTCTAAAGTTCCAGAAGCAATGCAAGACTTTTGCCATGCCTTTAGTACCAAGTATTTACCTAAAGTCGGTAAAAACAGGGTGCTCATGTTAAACGCGTTAGTCTTTGCTCATAAAGAGCTTGCGTGGATACATCCTTTTGAAGATGGGAATGGCCGAACGATGAGGCTTTACTTAGAGATAGTGGCTAAAACGAGGGGTTATGGTTTTGATCTGACTGCATCTATGAATAGCGCGAGGAAGAAAAGGTACTATCACTTTGCGGTATGGAAGGCTGTCCAGGGGTACCCTAATAAACTGACAGCCTTACTGGACAAAGCATTGATCGAACCAAAGCGTTGATGGGTTAAATGACGGCTTCCAGCTGACCAGCAATTCGCATGATTTTAGACCAATCAGAATTGCTGTAGCGGTGACCTTCAATTTCAAACGATGTTTTTGCGTTATTCATAGCAGATTGTGCAATAGAACGGCGGCTTACATTGTGAGAACCAGACCTTCCGCCGCGAATTTTTACAGTAACAGTTTCATCGCTTCGAGTGGGTTGGTTAGCCATTGAGCATTCTCCAGAGAACTTCGATAAGTTGGCCAGTATAGCGTTCGTATAGTAAATAGTCTACCAATGTATGAGTAGCTATACAGTCTGTGTAGGTGCACAAACGCTGCGTAAGTAAACGAGACAAGCTGTAGGGTAACTGTAGCAGATGGTTTCTTATTAGTTATGAAAAAATCGATAGTGCGATAGTGCTGGGAAAGTTGCTCAGTTGAGTTAAATACGCTGGAATGCATGTGCCGCATGGCTTCAAGCCTGTCAGCTATACTTAGTGGACAGGCTCAACAAAGGAGTAAGCGATGAAATGTCCGACATGCGGTGCAGAGGCTTTTGTTTATGACACACGCGACGTCCAGCTGAATACGGGCAACCCGGATGACATTGTAGAGGATGTGAAAGGGAGTCATTGCCTGGCCTGCGGAGAGGTGATCGTGGATATGTCAGAGGCCGATTCTTTCATGCGAAAGATCAGCGCGCTGGAAGCTGCAGCGGCACACAATCATTGACCCAACAGCCCGCATCGAGCGGGCTTTTTTCTGCATTACGATCCCACCAGCGAAGAACTATCCTTTCATCTCAAAGCGGGATTTTTCAAAATCATGATAAACCGCCGGGTTCCTGAAAGCGGGGAAAGTGGCATTGCGAACCGCTGATTTTAAAGCCTCGCAATAGGCCGGATTGCCTTCACTGGTTCTGACGCTTGTAACAGTGCCGTCCTGCTTAAATTCCAGATATACCCGGCAATATTTCCCTTTCCACTTTTGCGGATCAGTAACATTAGCGTTGATAGCGTTCCTGATTGCACGCGCCTGCGCGCCCCATTCATCTTTGTCATTCCAGGTACCGGAACCACAGCCGCCTAATGCCGTTGTCTTATGGCAATCAGAAGGATGTAACGCCGTGCAGCCCGTAGCCAGGCTACCCAAAACCACCAGCATAGCGATCTGCCCCACTGATTTAACAGATATCACGCATTGCTCCTGAAATTTAAAGAGCCCGCACCCTGCAGGCTTTTGCTGTTTTGTCTCAGCATATGCTATCTGATTATAGCCCCACCAGCGTGATATGTTTCTTTGCCGCCAGCGCGTCATAGAGCGCTTTAGCCAGGCTTGCAGGCTCCACGTAGCCCGCTCCTGACTGCACCCTATCCGGATCGGCCCAGAACGACTTTATGCGCAGCATGGTATTTATGCCGCTCACGCGCTCCAGTTCCAGCACCGCCAGCGTCCGGTGGCCCGTCCTGCCGTCCGTCTGCGTGGCGTCCATCTCAATTACGGCGGCGCCGGGTGCCGTGCTGTTATAGATAACGTGACAGCGCGCGCCGTTGAGGCTCAACGTGTCGATAATTTCATGTAACTGCTGTACTGATTCTGCACTGTAGGATGCGGGTATAATAAACATCTCAATTCCCTCTGTGTAGAACTTGCGAACAGCCAGCATAGGCGAAGCTGCAGAAAGGGAAAGTGATTGTTTTTCCAGCACAAATAGCGATGGAAGCAGTGATAATAACGGGCGTGATGTTAATTCCAGATGCGACTGGTGCTGGTGGATCGGTGCGGTGCGCGTGCTCACCCTGGGCGGATGCGGAACGGCTTAAAAAACCGCCCGCGCAGGGCGGGCCAGACGAATCAAAAGGTGCAAATCTCGTAACACGCCTGCAAAGCGTCTCCTGCAAGCGTAGCGGCATAGTACAGACAAGACATTAGTCTTAAATTAAGAATATTATCTGCACTGAATCATAAATCACTGACTGCCGGGAAGGCTGCGCCGGCGCCGGATGGCAGGCAAAAAAAGACCCGCAGGAGCGGGCCAACTGATTAGGAGTTCGTCACTATTTTAGGAGTCGGTATAAAGTATAGCCGAAGCGGTGAATCCCGTATGACAGGCAGAAAAAAACCCGCCGGAGCGGGTTAAGTCATTCAAACGGAGGTTTTATCTCACTCGCGGCCACGATACGCGGTTGCGGTGAGAGAGAACAGAGTAAAGCCTTTCAATTCAGATAAATGCGATACCGCGCTCACGGTTTAAATTACAAACCGCTTAACCTGGCTCCTTTGACTCTGAGGCCACCAGCATGAAAAACGAAACCTTCACACCCGTACCAGTCGTCGCCGGCGAAACGCTTTCCGTCAGAGAGAACGTCTGCCTGTCTTATCCACTCGTCCCGATGCCGCTGGTGATGACGTTAATCGGCAACGACGGCACGCGGGCGCAGCTTACAGTGAATAACGGAACGGTGACGTTTGAGGGCGATCCTGACGCTGCAGCGGAGATGTTTATCGATGCGGTAACGCGCCGGCACGCGCAGCAGTGGACCGAACAGCAGGAGAAACTGGATAAAGCGGAGACGCAACTGGCGGAGTACACGCACCATAATGGCCTGATGATGCTCTCACAGCGGCTGGTGGACGCACAGAAAGAGTGTGACACGCTACGGACAGAAGTTAGCCGCCTGCAGTCCGGCGGTAACGTTCACTGTAATCAGTGTATAAGCTGTAGTGAGTAACAGGCGGCAGCTGTATGGCAAAAAACACGCATAAGCGGGTTTATTACCGGGAAACGATTAAGACTATATGATTGCAGCTTTTTATATCGTCTTATGAAAACAGCTCTGCATAAACGCGGCAACTGAACGCTCAATCATGTGAAGAATATCATCGTTCACGCACAGGTCTGGGTACTGCTTTTGCGGCTTCAGGGTAAAACGAAGTTTGTCGCCGCGTATAGCCAGTTCGGCAAAGGGCTTAACAACCTCTGTACCCTGAGCGCGATTTACGTCACTCAGTAAGGTTACGATGAAGTGCTGAGATTCTTTGTGAGAACGGCTAAGCATTCTGCGCACTTCAATAGTGTCAGAGAACCGAGAGCGCTCAGGCTCAATCGTGTCGATTACGCTGGTGTTACCCATAATCGAATGAATTGAACGCTGGCCTTTCGTTTTAGCCTCGCTATGTAACATTTTCCCACCTTAGCCGAAATACGCATGTATTGCCTGGCAGACACTCAATCTAATGAGCTGATAAAGACAGCTGACGAAAACATCACCCGTTCACTAAATCTACTGCGCATGGTGGCAATCTGCAATCAGAGAGGCGCAAAAAGCCTTATGGTTATTGGGAAAACGCAGATTTTGATGCTGCTGCTGGTGTATGTTTACAGGCTCGTTTTAGCGTAACCAGGCAGTGAGATCTCCCTGCAACCAATAGCCAAAAACGAATAAAAAAAAGCCCCTGTTACGGGGCTTTTGGCAAGGCTGCATGGGTCACTTAATCAAATGCTATAATCGCATATAATTTAGATAGTGGGGTGGTTAATTTACCCCAGCTCCGCACAATTCCTGATGCTGGTCAGCGTTACCGGCGCTTATTCCGCTGTCGCCGGCGCAGCCTCTGCCGCTGCGGCCACCAGCTCCGGCTCAGGCTGTGGGGCGTCAGTTTTCGCTTTTCCCAGTGCAATCGTGCGCAGCAGCTGCGCTTTTTCAACCGCTTCCTGCACCAGATCCTGATCCATACCTACTACAGCATATTTATCCAGGCCTTCCATGCGGTGACGGTCGAGTTCCGGCACGAACTGCAGCATGTTCTTTTCGTTATCCGGAGTCAGGTAGACCAGCTGCCCCTGCGCGTCCGCGCCGGCAGGGAACAACACGTAAGCACGCTGGCCCACACCCAGGACCTGCAGGAACAGCAGGGCAACCGCCAGCGGCAGGGACTGCGACGCGCAGCTGACGTGCTGCTGCCTGTTTACCAGCAGGCCGTGGCTCTGCACGTCATACGGGTTAAAGCGGGAAACGGTCTCCGCGCGCCACTGGCCCGTCAGGGAGCCCGACACAAACGCTTCGCCGGTTACGTTCATTGGCAGCTGGCTCATGAGATGCTGCGCAAAGCTATGATCCATTGACGGCATCAGCAGGTGGGCGCCCGTTTTCTCATTGATGGCTTTCACCGCTGCGGCGCGTTCTTCGTCGTCCGCCGTCAGCGACTGCTCATGCGCCAGCCAGAACGATTTGTCGTCATTCTCATGGCTCCAGACGGTAACGCCTCCAACGTTCTGCGGCGTAAAACCCATCGTGGCCAGCAGGGCGATTTCCAGATCGGCAGGGCTGATCTCGCCTTTCTCGTTAAGCTCAATGGACGTTTTGCTGCTGAGAATATATTTGGTCATGGTCTGGCCTTACTTGCTGGTGGTTTTCTTGGTGGTCGTGGTGTTTTTGGTCTCTTCAGCTGGCTCAGCATCCGACGACTCTGCAGGGGCATCCTGCGACGTGACCGGCACGTCAATTGGCGCTGGCTCCTGCGAAACCGTTGCGGTGGTGTCGTCGGCCGGCGTGCTGTCGGCAGCAGGCGTCGGATCGGTTTCCGCCGGGGTGGTGGAGCCAAAGCCGTTGTCGCCGCGGTCGGTTTCGGACAGTTCATCAACTTCTGTCCAGGTGACTGGCTCCACCTTCTCAATCACGGCCTGCGCAATAACCATACCTGCCTTCGGCTCGATGGCCAGACCGCCTTCATCAGCAATCATGCGCAGCTTGATCTCACCACGGTAGTCGCTGTCGATGATGGCCACGCAGTTAGACGGGCGCAGGAAGTTAGCGGTACCCAGCCCGGAACGCGCGTAAATCTTCATGCAGTAGCCTTCGGGGATCTCCACGGCCAGCCCGGTAGTGATCCACCATGCGCGCGGCTGACGGGCGCCGCCCTGCGTCTGTACAACGTTGAGTTTCACGTCCAGCGCGGTGATATCCCACGCTGCAGCGCCTTTTGAGCCACGGAAAGGCAGGACGGCATCAGGGGTGAGGCGTTTAATCTTTACTTCAGGCATGACTTACTCCGGATTTTTGAAGGTGTAGTGACGGCGGTAGCTTGTCGAAAGAGGCGCAAGCGGCACGTCGTGAAACTCCACCAGCCCGCGCTCAATCAGGCGGCGGACGGGTTTAAGAAACTGCGCGCGGATCACGCCGTACTCGTTGAAAACGTCTGATGCAGTAATGACGTTTTTCTGGTTGAGCAGGGCGAGAATGTTGTTTTCCATCTTGGACATGCGGACCGGCGCAAGGGACGCAATAAATTTCACGGGGCGCGCCAGGCGATAGCTTTTCTCCGGCGACAGTTTGATCAGGCCGATATCCATCAGATCGGCCAGCGACTCGCGGATAGCGCAGGCGGACGTCTCAGCGGGCAGGGCGGCGGTAATGCCCCGGCGCAGGGCTGATGGCTTCACGGTCAGCAGCGCCAGAATAGCGGAAGCGGTTTCCGGGTACCTGGCGCGAAAAATACCTAATTTAGTTAAAAGTCTGCTCAAAGTTCTGTTATCCTTGCCAATGGTTTATTTCAGAATCCAAAACCCAATGGTTATGAGTAAACCCGATTGAACGGAATCAGGGAGCCAGCGATGGCTCCCTTTTTCTTTAGTCCTGCGTCCACTTCTCGCCCGTATCAGCACACTCCACGCCATGACACACGCGCCCCTGATCCAGACGGTAGGCCATGCCCCCCAGCTTTATGCGTTTGCGGCAGTGCTGCGCGCCTGACAGATAGGCATGCGGAACGGCGGAATCAATCGCCCCTTCCTCGGTGCACAAGCCGTCCTCAGCATCGCTGTAGCCGCGGGCAAACTCGTCCAGCACTTCGCGCCGATCCTCAAAACGTATTGTTTCGCCCCGGTCCTGGCAGCGGGCGTACTCAATCGCGCCATACTTCGCCAGGCTGGCAATGGTTTTGGGGTGCCTGAATATCTCCTCGCCCCAGTAATGTCCGGTGCAGGAGTCAACGTAAGAGCCGTTGGAATAGGTGCCGATAGGATTAGAGACGTCGTGTGCGGTCGCCACTGCGACGAAGAAGCTGACGACATTGCCGGTAACAGACATTATTGCCCCGCAAAAAGCCGCTGGCGGCTGCTGAACATGGGTTTACCCTGCTGGCTGAATGCGTCGTCCACCAGCCCGACAAATCCGGCAAATTCCTTTCTGTAATACTCCAGGAGTTTATTTGCGGCGCGGTCGGTGATGTTGGAAACGTAGTAGCAGGCGCTGTGTCGGTCGCGGTAGGTCTTATCGAGGGTAAGCAGCGGGGCTGCTTCTGACAGGGTGCTGACACCAAACTCCACCAGCGCAACTCCGCCGCGCATAATGGCGGTAAAGCTCAGCTGGTGGGCGTCTATGTCAAAGGTGCGGTGCAGCAGTATCTGTTGTGTGGCCATCGTTAATCGCAGGTGCGGGACGGCCTGAATTGTGGGCTAAAAAACGCCAAGTTACAACGGTAATTTATTTAGAATTATGTGTGTTTCATATCGGTCATTCTCCGTCGAGAATCCCGGACATTTTGCCTTTCTGGCTTTCAGAGCGGCGCAGGTAGCGCATAACGGTTTTTGGGTCAGTCCAGGTGCCTTCCTGCATGATCTGCGTGATGGTAGCATCGCGCTCCGCCATATCCATCGCCGCGCCCACGCGCGCACTATGGCCGGACCATTTCGTGTAGCGCCCTTTATTGTCTTTAACCGGATCTTTACCCAGCAAATCCCACGCATCTTTGAAAATCTTCTCCGTGGCCGGGGCGCTCATGGGCTTTTCCGATACGCCGGCTGTGTTGTTGTGGCGGACGGGGCCAAATATCACGGCGTCGGGGCAGTTAATCAGCCCGGACACGTCCAGCCAGCGCAGCAGGTGGCCGGCGGCAGATTTGCTCAGGTGCTTTATCACGCCGGCAGCGGTCACCATCGTTTTTGTGTGGGTCAGGTTAACGATCACATGGCCGCTTTCGTCGATATCCAGATCGCGCACCCGGATGCGGCTCAGTTCGGACATGCGGCAAAGGGTGTTGTAGGCCAGGTAGAGAAACGCCAGATTGCGCATATCGGTCAGTTTGTCGGATCGCCCCATGATGTGCGACAGCAGCTGCAGATCCGGTAGCCGGAACGGGATAGCCTGGCCGGTGCGCTCGCCGCCCACCACGGCCTCGCGCTTGATGCGCTTCATGGCGCGCTGCACGTCCACGTTCAGCAGCAGCTGCGGCAGGCCGCACTGCTTGCACAGCATGTTCATCATGGCGTAGTGCTTTTCGATGGTGCTCGATGCAAGCCCGCTTTCCGCCATGGACAAAAAGTAAATGCGGGCCAGCTCCGGGTCGATCGGCAGATACGTCAGGCCGCGCGCGCTGCACCACGTCGCCCAGCGGCGGATCACCGAAAGCAGGTCACGAAAGGTGTTCTCAGAATAAGCGCCTTTATCCGCAATAAAGCGGCGCAGATTATTAGCGACGTCCTGCGGCGTTAATACGGTTAATTCCGCCGGAATCACGCTGCTTTTAATTTCCGCCAAATCTTTCATTTATATATTTTCCTTAAAAAACGGCATGGCGTCGCTACGCAAAAGTTATCAAAACGTCAGGGGGGTTATGCGTCAGATTTCACGTAGCGGCGTCTGACTATGCCTCACTGCTGTTTAGCTCAGAATCTGTACAGAATGCCACGTTTTGCACCAACTGATCATTTGATCATCCAACTACTGATCAAGCATACATGAAAGCTATCAAACTTTATATAAGAGTAATTATTTAAAGTTTCATTTTCCGGCCAAAAACAGGCGCGGCGCGTGCTGAAGCGTCAGAAAAGTGTAAAATTTAGAATCCGGGAGGTTTTTCCGCGTGATCGGTCTCAGGGCTTCATATATGATCATCTGGCAGTCTGGTTTGTTACTTCGGGTTATAGTTCTGACTCGTAACATTGCAGGTAACATAAAGCGTAACGGCGGCGATAACACCTGTGAGAGACATGCGGACTTGTAGATAATTTATAAGGTCACTAAATACGGACTATTCTTAATATAGGGGTTTCTAAGAAGTTATCGTTTTACAGCATTTCTTTGCCCGTCTATATTTCCGCTTATTAAGTCCAGAGAGACTGCACAGCTGCCGCCTAAAAATTTTTGGAACACATTATGCCTAAGTTTAGCGACGTAGAATTTGAACAAAGCTATAAACATTTCCTGCAGGTTCAGCGTGAATGGTTCGGCCTCATTACACCTCTAATCGTGTACTCAGAGGAAAACGCCAATGGCGAAGATGCACGCCCGATTGCCTTCACGAACGACAAAAAGATTCTGGACCGTGCACAGCACCTGATTACCGAATGGCAGCGCTTTGCAGACCTGGCGGACGCCAAGCGCGCAGAGACCCAGTCTAAAACGCTGGCCGTCCATATCTCGGGCTACTCGCCGGTACCGACGATCATGGTAAACCCGCGCAAGGTAACAGTAACCCGTTTTCCCGGAACGTCATCAGGCAAAGCCACCCGTGAGAGCATTCTGAACCGCTATCACCAGCAGCTGCGTAAGCTGGATAAGGTTCCTTTTGCTGCCGGCGCTATCCTCTCACTGAAAGAGGAAATGAAGGGCTTTGAAAACGCACCGGAAGGGGCGCTTTACCGCCTGCGCATGAGCAACTACTTCGATACGCAGGTTATGGCGCGGTTTGATAGCCCGAACGATGAAAGAAACGTGGATAACTACCGTTACGGCGCTCACGGCATGCTGATTTACAGCGAGCACATGGATCTTAAAACGGATTTCACGGCAAACCTGAATCCCTCCAGCGGTGCAGTATCAGTATTTGACCTGATAAAGCCGCTGCCATGCGCTGTGCTGCCGTCCGCCACTGTTTACCTGATGGACGACGTGGACGCCGCCAAGCTCCACCACAAGCAGATTTACGTCATTGAGACGGCTATCTACCAGCGCGAACGCCTGTTTAAAAAGCGCAGCGAGGCGCTGATGCTGCGCTCCGACACGCAGGAGCAGGCGCAGAAAGCGCAGGAGAAGATTAAAGCTGGCGCAGAAGCCGTTGCTGAACTGAATGCCATGGATCGTGAACTGATGAACATGAAAACAGCAGCCGGCGACACTGAATTGCTGACCGTGCCAGAAATGCGCGCGCGTTATGCAAATGAGTTTGGTCGCCGCAGTGGCCATACTCTGCAGCAGCTGGTGGAGCGTGCGCAGAAGCTCAGAAAGGTATAACCGGACAGCATGAAAAGGGCGCACAAGCGCCCTTTTTTATTGCCTGGCTGGTGGTCACGCCAGCAGCGCGTCCAGCTCCTCCAGCTCTTTGAGTTTGCTCTCCGCAAAGTCTGCCATGCCTTCGTCAATCTCTGCCTCTGCCGGACGGTAACCAATCAGGAAGATAAAGCAGTACGTGTCCCAGCGGTCAGGCGACTTGATGTTGAGTTTCTGGCGCATCTGAGGCTTCGGCACCATCATGATCCGCCCCATTTCATCCATGTAATACGGTATCTTCGATCCCTGCTCCGCTGTGTGCTGAGAGGCGTCTATGCGCATCCTGCCGGACCGGACAGCATCAGCGGCCATGATGTTCGCCCAGGCGCGCTGATTCTTGAAGCGCTCGCGCACCTTCTTACTGAACGGCGGTTGCCCCCAGCGGATATTGACCGCATTCACGCCCCGGCGCTCCAGCTGCTTCAGCGTGGCAGAACCCACGCCATCACCATCGACGGCAATCGTGATCCCCGGATAGCGCTCATGCGTGCACTCGTTAGCGATGAAGTCACCGAAGGATATCGGGTCCATCGTGCCAGGCATTTCCACCAGCTTAAACGACACCACGCGCCGCGCATCACCATGCCCGGACACCCTGCAGATGTTAAGTATCGACTTATCGCGCCCGTTACCGACGTCAGCAGTAGCCACCCAGCCCCAGCCTTTCTCCAGGTATACTTTGCGCCGTGCAGCGCGATCGCACTCGTCACGCCCCAGCAGATAGCCGCTGATGTTGCGCGGGAAGCGCCCCAGCACCTTCACCATGTACTCCAGAGAGTCGCGCCCGCCGTACTCCAGCAGCTTTTCCCTGATGAACTTCAGGGTGACGTGCGGCGCCTCCTCAGAATTAAGGACAATGGCATTCCAGATCCCGTCCGGGTTATCGGGGTTACGGGCTAACGAATGGTGCGAGTCATAGAAATAGCCGCTTGGCCGCGTGGGCTGCGACATCATCAGCATGCGGTTATCGGTCTCTGTCAGCGCACCACGCATGATAGCTATCGCTTTATCAGAGATACCTGACGCTTCATCGAGGATCAGCAGGATATGCGCGGCGTGCTCGCCGGCCAGCGCTTCTTCATTACCCAAGCGGAAGCCCTTACAGAGCACTTCCCATATCCCCTTACGCGACTTCTCATAAAACATGGTGTCCGTCAGGGTGAAGTAGTTCTGTAGCCAGGGGTGACGTTTGGCGGCGTTAGCCCAGTAGGTTTTGACGTATTTGAATACGCCCGTTTTAACCTGCCCGATTTTGTTGGCCACGATGATTACGCGCGCATCCGGGAACATGATCATGTAGATCAGCAGCATCATAGCCGTCAGGGATGATTTGCCGGTACCGTGGCCGGACGTTACTGTAGTCTGGCTTCCGGTCTCCTGTACGGAGTTAAGTATCTCTTCCTGCTGCCAGGTGGGGATAAGGCCAAATAGCTCGACTACCGCCGTCGCCCAGTCATAGCGATAGCGGATCACCATATCGCGCCAGCGCGGGTCCGTGGTGACGCTCCTGATGCGTTTTTTTCCGCTCATTCTGCGCCATCCTTGTCTTTCATAACGGATATCGTATCGGTCATAACGGATATCTCCGGCGGGATATCGTCGTCGTACAGGTCAGCAGTAGCCTCATAGTCAAAGTTGCCGCTCAGATTGCCCTCGCCTGCGGTTTCGCCGGCGCGCAGCTCTCCGTCTGCCTGGACGTCACCAAACCCGCCTTTGTCCACCAGCACGGCAACCTCAGCGCGACGCGTCTCAACAAAGGCAGCGGACGCGGCCTGTTGCCGGCGATACTCCTGCGCCTCCAGTTCCAGCTCCGCCTCGCTGACCTGACCGCTTTCATCTACCGGTGGCTCGGCGTTCTTGAGCTCGTTTTCGAGACGTCTGGACAGTGACTCAGGCAGTTTGATGCCGTGGCGCTCGATGTACTCTGCCGTCTGCAGCAGATCCCAGTCCTCCGCCTCGCGCAGCTGGTATGCGCGGCTGATAACCTCGCCGGCATTATGCGTCAGCGCATGCTTCTCATTGTCGCGCCGGTTCTTATCGGTACTGCCGGCGATCGCCGCTACCCGTGAGGCGTGGTCATTAACCAGATAGCCGACTTCAATCATCAGCTTGGTCATTTTCAGGATAGGGTGTGGTCCGCCGCCGCCGCCGCCGTCGTCATCCTTCTTTTTGCCGCTGGCCATGTTTTCGGCTTCAAGCTCAAACAGCTCTACCGCACGCGCCGTGGTGCGTTTAAGCAGGTCCATATGCGCCAGCGAGTCAAATAGCGCCGTCATGGCGCTGGCTTCCAGCCCCTCGCCCAGCACCTCTAACGCGGACTCATAATCCTGCGGTCGCGGGTAGGCGCGCCGGTTGGCAACCAGCTTGGTTTCATGGCCTTCCTCAAACGGTTTACCCTCGCCGCGGGGCTTTGCGGTGTGCTTCGGGCGTCCTTCACTTTGATCACCGTCATTTATGATCTTTTTGGCATGTGAAGCATTAGGCTTTTTCTTCCCGCCAGGCTGCGGCGCTGCGTCAGCGCGTGGTTCCAGCACCCCCTCTAAAGCCGCGCTGTGCCTGAGTTTGCGCCCATTCCGGCGTATGGTGAGGTCGTCTTTTCTGGTGTGATCATTTTGATGATCAGAAGCGTGATCATCCGAATGATCATGATTGTGATCACCACTTTGATCACCCATCGCGGCCAGCGCTTTACCGTTCAGCTCCCGGCGGGCCGTGTTGAATGGCAGGCCATGGTACTCGCAGTACTCTTTGACGGTTATCCCGCTCTCGGCCTTCTGCTCAATGAAAGCCCTTCTGTGTTCATCCCAGTTAACTTTGGACATGGTTTATCGTTCAAATGAGGCCAATAAACCGGGATGGTAAGGAGTCTGTATTTTGCAGTGATCACAATAATGATCACGAAGCGCGCAAACGCATCTGAATTTGTCAGATGCAGAGACACTTTTATAAAAAACTGTGTTATTTTTATGTCTCAATCGAAGTACGAAATTAACCATTGGGTAAATAAATGTCTAACAAGAAAGCAGTTTTAGTAGCAGTGGATGCTGGTTCCGGAAACGTGACTATCGCCTATGAGGAAAAAGGTCAGTGGGTCTCTCGTATCACGCCATCCCTTGTTGAAGTAGGCCACCAGCAGTCTATTTCCAGCAACGCCTCCTCTATCTGGCTGACAGAAGGCGACTTTGGCAAAGAGACCGCATACACCGTCGTTAAAAAGGGCTTTACCGACCTCTACGACACCTGCGACCCGGACTATCAGATCTCCGCGCCTCACCGCGTGCTGGTGCATGAATGCCTGAAACGCGCGGGTATCGTGGACTGCGACGTCATTCTTGGTGAGACGCTGCCTATCGGGCAGTACTACAGCGGCAACGGCGTAATCAATCAGGCACGTATTGATAAGAAAGTTGCCAGCCTCAAAAAGCCTGTGCGCAACTACAGCGACGACGTACAGCCAGCGCGCATTAAGCACGTACAGGTATTCCCGGAAGCAATCCCGGCTATTCTGGCGGCTCAATCTGAGTTCCCGGAGCTGGAAGAAGAAGCGCAGACCATTCTGGTAGTGGATATTGGCCGCTTCACCTGTGATATCGCTATCGTTGATGAAGAACTGGTTCCAATCAAAAAGGCCAGCTTTGAGCATGGCATTCAGAAGATGATCAACCGCGTTCGCGTGTTGCTGCAGGAGTTTGAAGTCACCTCTGGCCGCTCTTTTAATGCAGAAGAGATCCCGCCAGGTGCAATCGACGACATTATCCGTCAGGGCTATATCGGCTCACGTCTGGAAGCAGCAAAAGCCAAGCGTATCGACGTCACCAGCGTAATTAATCAGGCCGCAGGCGAGCTGGCAGCAGAAATCTGGCGCGACGTGCGCTCTCTGCTGCGTAACGCCATTGCGGTTGATGCAGTGCTGGTGGTAGGTGGCGGCGCTAACTATCTGGCTGGCCGTCAGGAAGGGCTGACCGACTTTACAGCGGACTGGCATGATGTGGTCATGGTGCCGGAGAACCCGGAAGAGGCTAACGCACGCGGCGTATTCATTGCACTGATGGATGCAGAAGATGAATTGCGCGATATGGTAAAAGACGCCAGCAACGTCAGCGATATTACCAGTCGCGTCAGCGATAAAGGTTAATCATGAGTCAGGTATTAAGAATTGTAGGCCTGGAAGAAGATGGGCTTTTCGGTTCCGCCGTTTTAAAGTCATACAATGGTCTGGCAAGCCACAGCCATAAGCGTAACTATCTGGCGCGCATAGTGCGCAACGGGTACGCAGTGGATGAAATGGGGCTTAGCACCCTTATTGAGCTGATACAGACGACTGACGGCAAAAAGTTCATGAAGATGAACCAGCGCGACCGTATGAAGCGTCTGTTGAGCCTGATTAACGTCGTTATGTGTGAAGATGTACCGGAGCTGCCGGAGTCAGACGTACAGCCTGCGCCAGCGCCAGTGGTAAAGGCCGCGCCAGCCCCTGCAGAGCCACCAGCTGCAGCCCCGGTATCACAGCCGGAACCCGTGGCCACTGTAAGCGAGCCAGAGCCAGAGCAGAACCCGGTGCCACCAGCAGAGCCGGCAGCCGAAGCCAGCAATCCTGAAGAGAAAACGTCTGCATCAGTTGCCCCTGACGCAGATTCGGAAGGTGAAGCGAAGGTGTTTGGCTCAACGCGCAAAAAGTCGGGTAAAGGGCGCAGCCTGATAAACCCGGCAGGCGCGAAAAGCTGATCCTGCCTTCTCCACCCCGTTCACATGAGCGGGGTGTTTTCTATCCTTCCCCGCATACACCTGTCCATCAGTTCCCTTGCCATTACGCATACAGAACGTAGCTCCATTTCCTTTGACTGGAGGCGGCGCTTCGTGGCGCTGGTAACAATCAGCGAATCGTAGTCAATGTCCGGGCGGCCGCGCGCTTTGAAGGTGTAGCCTTTTAACGCATCCAGGCGGTACTGACGTGGATAAGCGTCAGGGTGTACGCAGCATTGCGCAAACGGAGAGCGGACAAAAGAGCGCAGAATATTAGTGATGATACCGGGATTGACTAATAAGTGCGGGTACTTTGCTTCCACCAGCCGGGTAACCTCTGCTACCGTCATATAATCACGATAGCGAACCAGCAGATCCGCCACCTCTATACTGCTCACCTTTTTGACCATGTATCACTCCGCCACAAAAATAATACATGCGATTCTAAATGATGTTAATTTTGCGTGGATTACAAAACGCGCATTTTAGAGTTTTCCCATTCAGATTTTCATCGTGCTATGAATTTATGCCAGTCTGGCTGGATTAAGTTTGGTTAAGGTTAAGGGCTGTTACGGGGGCGTGAAGCAGAGCGTAAATAGTTCTGCGCGGAGTGAATTATCTAAAATTAGTACCAGCTAAAATTGAATTTTTCTACTTTGGGGTATGCGTTCCCTAAAGACTGTTTTAGAAACCTGTATTCAGGGCTGGTTCGGCCAGCCCATCCAGATCAGCGGTAGCTTTTCAGCAGGTGGCTGACAGTGTTCGACCAGTTTGTTACAGTGTCACGGGCTAAGCGGTGGACAACCTGGCTGTAAAGGTTATCCGGCAACGGCTCCCCGGCTTCATCCTCAAACCGTAATCCTTCCGTCGTGCCTGACTTACTCATATTCACGCTGTAATCAAACTTACCCTTTGCCCCGTAAACCTTGCTTAGTTTATGAACTTAGCATCGGTAAAATATGAGACGCGGACATAACGTCCGCTATGTGCCAGAAGCGGACATTGCATGCATCGAATCGGCGGGTTAGCTGCCTTGAATATATTTGAAACGATGGAAATAAAGACTGTCAGGCAACCATCATCCTATCTAAAATTGCCAATTTAGACAAATAAAGATTGATAATTAAAGGTGCAGGTATTTGCAAATTAGCTAGTAATTAATTTGATATATTGTGGGGATACTGAAATTACATCCCCACTATAATTCCTTGTGTTTAATATAATAAATCAAACACAAATAAGCTATTTTTACATGAAATAACCCGAGCTAATATAGGTATTTTCTTAGCCGGAAATGAATTCATCAGCTGCATTCTTTATGATCCTTGAACGAACATCCTTAATATAAGAGATTGCCATAAGTTCATCTCTCTTTGCTTGAACTATCGATCCAACAGTGGAAAATTTTGGTCGAATTCTTTCTTTCAATCGTTCGCTTATTGATAACTCACTAATAGACTCTTCAAGCAAAGTACTAACTATGGAAACTTCAGTAATTTTATTCCCACATTCACTACAAAATTTCGCATTTTGCTGAAGTGGAGCATTACATTGTGAACAGGTCTCAGTCGGCAATAAGAGTGAATCCAGATAAGTTTTTATCTGTGTATCTGACGATGAGAATTCACGGTAATCAGTAAGGCTTAATCTAGCTATAGCATCTGAAGTTTTTGGAGTGTCAAATCCTTTTTCAGTAGCCATCATAGCTAGGTTAATCATATATCGAGGCCCTGTTCCGTTAGCTATTTTAACAGTTCCAAGTTGAGATACCATACCTGAATAGCTTAGAATATCTAAAGAAAGTTTTAAATTAGGCGACATATCACGTTGCAGTGTAAAAAACACCGACTGATACTCACTCTTTGTCTTCCTGTGATTCTTTGTCCTTACTTCTGGAATGATATAACCTCTCAATAAATCTAGTCCAACTCTAATATGTGATGAGTACTTAGGAAGTCTTTTGGAAAGACTTTGATGATATGGAATTAATGCCTGATCAACATAGTTCTGGACTGCTAATCCCACTGAGCGTTCTGATAGTGAAGCATTACTGGATAACGCGCTATTCAATATATGTAGGAGTGCTCTCGGGTTACCGTTTGAGAGATCAATACAAAGATCAAGCTCCGCGCCCCTTGTGAACATTTTTTTCCTTAAATTGCTTGTCTTCGGTAAGCGCTTATCAAGAATCGAGCGAAAATGCAATCGATTCTCACGACGCCCAGACTCACCAGGATCGAATCTAACTGCTGGTAAAACTATTGCATCTTGACCAACTTCAAAATTGCGACCGTAATTAGTTACTGTTGGATAAACTGCTGCTTTGCAGGCAACCATACCTCCGTGCAACAGCTTGAATATTTCGAAGAAAATATTTTGTTGGGTAGGAATGAAAGTATGAGCTGCCTCGTCAAAAAAGAAAATTATTTTTTTAAGTGAAAATAAATTCGCTATATCTTTTATTATATTCACCAAAAAGCTGGTGTCTTGGGCTTTTGCTAGAAAATCTTCACCTATTTGGTCAAGAATTTCGGCATGTGAATTTCTACTAAAAGCCAACTTTTGAAGCAAATGGATTTTCTCTTCAAGCATTGCTTTTGTTTCGAGTACGGAAGATACCCCAAAAACTCGCTGATATGGGTCAGCTACTCCAGTTTTTGCAATTAGATTTAATGTAAGCATTTTTTCGTGCAAGGCTTCTAAAATTTTTATATTAACCCAAATCTGAAAAGCATCACGTTCATCAGCCTTAACACCTTCAAGTAAAGTACTGGTTTTGAAATTTACATAGACTCCAAGTTTTTTATCTGCAGGAAATTCTTTGTCTAACTCAATTTCCGCCATGCGGAGTAGCATAGATTTTCCAACACCTCGGGCACCTTCAAGCAGGTTGGCACCACTCCCTTTCAACGAGTCAATAATGCGCCTTTCAAAATCACCTAATACTGATACCATCTTTATTTGGTCGTATAACAAGTCTTCACATCTTGCTGTTTGCAGGAGATCTTCTCCGCTCAGGTTTGATGTTGTGGTTTGTATGATCATACATTTAATTCCTTTTGATTTGAGGAAATATAGTGCAAATTTTTTGCTCAAGCTCGGAGAAACGGCCAAAAAGTAAAGATATAACAGCTTTCTGAGTCTCGACGATTAGCTGTAGATGATCTAATAGTCCATTTGAAATTGTTGAAAATCGCTCCGGTGCCAATGCCGGTAGATCGGCAAATTTACCGTGAACAGTATTACTAAGAATTCTATAAAGCCTTTGAAAAGTTGTTTGATCGCAAAAGCATGAATTTCGCGACCCTTTGCTTAATTGCTGCATATATTCGCAATAACCTAAAGAATTCAAGTGTGAAACCATTGCAGAGAAACTTAAATCTTGATCGCATTTTTTCCAACCCCAGTATTCCTGTGGCATATCCCACATGTATACGACAGAAAGTCCAAGCTCAAACGCTCTCCTTGTAGACATTCGCGCCGGAACAATAAGGCCGATTGAATTAAGGTACATTGCAATTGCAAAGTCACTGAAAACCTCATCAAGTATTTCAGCACATCCTGTTTTATGAGCGTCTTCTTTGTATTCTTTAATAAGTGCAGCTTGAAAGGCACCAATTATTCTGGAATTAAGATCTATCTCTTCTAAAAGAGGTGCCGTTGAAACATCAACAGCTTCTTTTAAGTTGTGACCAAACTTATCGTGTAACGCGCCGAGGAGGTCTTGTATAGGTTGACGAGGAGCATGGGTGTCTTCAGCCAAGATGAAGTTCCTTATGATTAGTTTTGATCAGGTTTATTGGACTGTAGAATATTACAAAAATCTAAATTTAAAGTTAAATAATTAATGAACTAAACACCTAAAAAAAACACAACTGTATGTTTTTTAAGAAATTAGAAGAATAGTCACGCCCTCTTCCAATGAGAAAAATTTATCTTTGATAAAGCTAACAGGGATGTCGAAGTCGATGCAGCCAAAGGTAAAAATTCGTAGAAAGATAATGGGTTGATGCAACTTAATACTATCAATCCGTTTAGGCAGTGACTGAAAATGGATTGATTACTTAGTAACACTGAACTTCCGCTCCTCGCTCATAGCGGACCATTCATTTTTTCAAGCCTGAAGAATTGAACGCATGCAACTGGCTAACACTTCGCACCACTCAGATTCCTGAGCTCAAACACAACGGTCCCCTCCACCAGCATTGCTGACTGCTTCTCACCTGTAGACAGTGACTTATTGCGGCATGCCACCGATGTGACTTTGCAGTGATCCGTACGCCAGCCCAGCAGTTCCAGCCCTTTAAGTATTAGCGTTTCCACTAAATCAGTCTCCAGTCGCTTGCCAGCAGATCGGCGGTTACGGGCGTCCAGTCAGCCGTTGTCAGCTGCTCAGTATTGGTCAGAACGAACTGAGGCATACGCGTTACGGACGCCTGCGGATCGTGGTCAAAGAATCGCGCCGGCACGCCGTACATATCGGTGCCGTTTAGCGGGTGCCGTGTGGTGCCTCTGTTGAGGCGCAGATGTGTTCCCTCTCCCCACGCTTTACGTGCCACTTTTGCGCCGTCAGAGAGCCACACATGCGCGACGGCTATCGGCGCGCCCTCTTCCCTGAATTTCAGCATGCCCTCGTCTATCAGCTGCTCGTTGCGCAGGATCAGATCGTTCAGCTTCAGCATGGCCAGACAGGCAGCATGATTAAGCGATTCCCCGCGGGCGGTCATGGTCAGTGCGCCTTTGCTCACCGTGGCTGACCAGTCTGTTGCGGTCTGTGACTGGTGCGTTACCACAAAGCCCAGGTGCTCCAGAACGTTCAGCAGCGCCATATAGTCACCGGTATAGTTGCCTGCAGCGCCGGCAATCATGCCAACCATTCCGTTTATTTGTTGATCGTTCATCCTTAGTAACCCCGTTTGATTTTGCGCTTGTGGGCGCTCTGCCTGCGCTTCTGCGCGGTCTGCCGTTCACGTTCGCGGTGCTGATGCGCTTCTTCCATGCTGGTGGCCAGACGCTGTATTCCGTCCTCGGCGGTCAGCTGTGGGCGGTCCGGCAGCTGCAGCGACCTGACCTGCAGCACGGGAACGGTTGGCGGCCGGCGCGCCAGCCAGGTGAGACTTCCCATTAATGCGCCCATCAGTGCGATCTTTTTCATGCTCTCTCTCTGTCGTGCAGGCGTGCAGAATCCCCGGCGATTGCCGGTGATTAAAATTCACCTGATTAATTCCGGCGCCGGGTGCGCACGGGGATGTTCTGAGGCCTGTCCCGGCGACTGGCCGGGTGGCTATGTAGGCATTGTGCTGGCCGGATATGAACTGGCGACCTTTCGCTTGTCCCTTTCACCGCCCTGCAGGCCGAATAAAAGAGCGAACGCTGCTGCCGCTGAGCTTCAACACAACGATAAAAGCCCGTCTGCCGGTGCTCTTACCTGTTGGCCTGTATCAGCTGGCCACCAGCTGTGCGATTAGCCATTTATGACCGGCAAACAGTCCGGCATTCAGCAGCAGATGAAACATGACAAACTGCATCGCTCTGACTGTTTTGGTGTACATGCTGGTGTCCATACTGCTTAAACCCTGATTAACTGACTGAATTGCTTTAATCATGCCTGAATTTTCATGTCAGCGCTTATGCGTGCGTATCTGTTATGCGTTAGTGGTGGCCGGTGCCATACCCGGCAAGTAACCTCTCAAGCGACTGGTCAACTCGGTTACTGGCGGCTTAAACCCCTATGCGGTGCGATTGATGAAGCGGGGGCCAGTCTTGCGATCGCAGCAGCAACTGCGAATGCACCACAACGGAGAGAGCACTGAGCGGCTAATGCGCTTTCCTGTTGGGGTGTCGTGCTATTTGCGGCGCTTTTTCTTCGCGTCGCTGCGACAGGCTTTAATAACCGTTTCAAAGCCGTAAATGATCACCAGCGTGTAAATGATGGTGAGGCCTGGATGCTCTGCAGCAAACGCTAAAAACGGCATATCGTGTCCTGTCTGTTAGGGATGCTGTCTCCAATGCAACTGGTCTGTACTGAAACTGGCAGTGACGGCTGGATTTGAACCAGCGACCTTCCGTACTCCTGAGTTAAAGCCGGACGCTCATTCCCCTGAGCTACATCACCATAAACGCGTTGCTGTGATCGGTTTCCGTTAGCGCGATTGTTCAATGAGGCGGGAGTGATACCCGCTTTGCCTTCGCAGCCCATCGCTGACCGCCGGCGTCGATTCGCCGGCAGGGCTTTCGCCCCGTGGATTGACTCCACAACTCCTACGGTGTGTTAAAGCAATCACCACAACGGCTGAGAGCACTGACTCCCTGCCCGGATAACGGAGCCTTTACCAGTCTCCGCCCAGTGCTCTCACCGTTGTGTGCCGGTCTTTCCCGGCTGTCACGAACTTTTTTGAGGTCTGCCGCTGACCTTGCCCTGCCAGCAGCCAAATTAGCCAGTAAGCAGCGCGTCGCCCGGTGTTGGCGTGTAATGCATGGGGGGCTGGTGCCTCCAGCTGTCCGATACGGAACCTACGGACGGGGATATTGAACAGTTACCAAGAGTATATATCTGAGTTCCGCCCCGCGTGCGCATAGCCGCATTCCCCCATTTGTGAGCGTGCTGTCAGAGGTAGTTACACCCGTCGCCAGGCAGCAAGAGGATGCCAGCACGCTCACAAATGGCGATCCCTTACGGGGATCAGGCGGGAACTTGTTTAAGCCTCACGGGGCGTTCTATGCGCGGGATAGTCCAAAACCGCGTTCACTGCCGTGACAGGAGGGGCTACATGCCGTTCACCCTACTCATAACACACCCGGAAAATCTGGAGACTACCGGGGGCGGCCTGTTACGAACTGGTGCATGGGGCCGGATTTGAACCGGCGGCGGACTTAACAACTTCTGCGTTCGGCCTCTTCGCTACCCATGCTGAATTAGTGCCGGTGCATACCCGGCGCGGACACTTAGGCGTCTGGTCAACCTGTCCGCTTGCGAAACAAAAGGGAAGAACCACCCCTGCCAGATTTGCATTGCGTCTGCCTCGCTGCTGAATCCTCTCTCCGATTTAGCCGTGAGCACACCTCATGCGCTCACGGTTAAACCTGAAAAAAAAGCCCGAAAACTATCGGGCATTAAATGTTACCAACCAATATAAAGCGCACTCACAAAATGCGCTTTAGAGAGGGGAAAAAGACAGGCTAAACAAAATGTTACCGTCCAGCCTGATTGCACTAAATTTTTAAAGACACGATGTTACAGCGAGAAGAAATGTACACAAAAATACGGAAAAAATCAATTAAAAATGGCTCTGTATTTTAGAAATGTATGTGTTTATTTCAGGCAGCTTTTTGGCCCTTAACGACGTCTGGTATTTGGGTTTTTGAGGTTTTCAATGTCGCCATTGGTTTTTGACCAGGCAATGCACCAGCTGTTAACAGCAGCGCGGATCTCGTCTACCGTGGCCTCGCTTAGCCCTTTGACCTTCACCAGTTCCGGCGGTAGCTCACCGCCCACAGCCGCCACCGTGTCATAACCGGCTTTTACCAGCGCGTTAAGCGCACGCGCCGGGATAGCGAGCTCGGAGACCGGCGCGGCCTTACCGTCCATGATGCGCTTGTGGAGTCGTGGGAAGTCCAGCGCCAGGCGGGTCATGATGCGCTCATGCAGTTCGTCGTTGATGGCCGTGTCCCACATAGGGAGTAAATCAGGCAGGATGCGGAACACCGGATTGCCCCATATACCCGGCACCACGTCCATTGCCAGCATCATCGCCGTGCGGATCTGGTAGTGGAAATTTGCCGTCTCAATGGACACGTCACGGATGCCGTGAAACACGCTAAGCCCGAAGTGGAAGTTATAGATATAGCAGCCCACGTCACCGCTGCCGTCCGGCAGCTGCAGCAGGAATTGCGCCACATCTTCCTGCCCGTCGTGAAACTCCACGCGCTCTTTCAAATGATTGTGCGAGGCAGTGAGTTTAATGAGATCGTTGGCCGTCTCACCTCGCAGGCGACGCTCTTTACCCACTTCTTTATCTGCAATATTCAGCTTCTGCTGCAGTTCCTGTATCAGTGCGCTCTGCTTTTTTCGGTCGGCGCGGTGCTGAGAAATGGTTTTGTCGCGCTCCTGCAGATCCGACGCCAGGCGTTCAGGATTCTTGCGGCGGTAGTGTGTAAATTCCTGATTCAGAGTGGTCAGCGCCAGCTGAGCGGTAACCAGCGCATCTGCGTTGCGATCACGGGCGTTTTCAGCATTGATAGCGCGATTTTCGGCCTCACCTTCACGAATACGGGCTTCCTGAATGGCTTCATCAGCGGCGTTCTTCGCCTCAAGGCGAATCTGAGCTATCTCTGCGGCCAGCACGGAATGGCCGTCCAGCTCCTGCTGGACGTGCTCCAGCGCATCTGCCAGCACGTTATAGGTATCAGCTTCGTGGTTAAGGCGCAGGTTGATATCAATCTGCACCTGCTCCAGCGCAGACAGGCAGTTGTCCAGCAGGCGCTTTTCAAGATCGTCGAGTTTCAGGCGTTTGCGCATAGAACTCAGCTGGCCATAGGCCGTTACAAACGTCTGGTGAAGTACTTCATCGTCAACGGGGCATTCAGGGAGTTTCTGCAGCTGCTTGAGAACATTTTGAGAAGTCATGATTGGTTTCAGATCCGCTGTAAATTTGCGGCTGATTCTAACGTGAAATTAACCACTGTCTATAGAATGTTTTAGAATTGCGTGTGATTTTTGGCGGGAGTTACTGTAAGAGGCAGGGGGAGATCCCCTGCCTGGTATAAATTTAACCTGCGAGGAGAACCGCGCAGTAAAGCGCAGCGGCTGCAACAATCAACCAGAATGCCTGCAGTAAAACGGACGGCGGGCGCACGCGTCCGGTTTCGTATTCCTTCTGCGTCATGTAGCCAAGATAGCTCATGGCCACCAGCACGGCGTTTTCGTCAAAGTCGAGCGTTACGCGCAGATGCTCCAGGGCAGGACGCGTCACCTGGCGCGTGGTCAGGGTAACCACGCCGGATCGCATTTTTCCCGATTCGCCGGCGAAGCAGACGGAGTGATAGTGGAAACGAGGCGTGCGGCGCATCAGGTCGCCGTATGCCAGTCTGTCATTTCAAAGTCCGGCAGGCTCGGCTCATAAGGGTGTTCACTGCCGTCAGCCTGATAAAGCACCAGCTGTATTGCGCTCGGCCTTTGGCTGCGTGATTTTTTTCGCCCCATCAGAAAATGCCCCGCTGGCCATTCGGTCCGCCTCACGGCAAGCTCCAGATCTTCGTGCAGGCGATTCATGGCGTCGTTGTACCCGAAAAGCGCGACAGGCTGGCTGTCTACGTTAATGGCACCGATACCAATTTTGCCTAAACCCTCAACCTGAACCGTTGTCATGCGTGCGCGTCCTTCTGTAAATGTTTTGCGTAAAATTAAACCGATGCCCTTCACGCCGCCGTAGTAACACAACGTGCGTTCGCTTAACCCACTGCGGGCTTTAAGCTCGTCTTTCGACACTCTCAACGTTCCAGCGTCTGCTGCCATTTCGGCAAATACCGCCAGTCCCAGCTGCAGGCTTTCCCGCGTTTTTTTACGACGCGCAGAGTTTCTGAAGGCGGGACATGGCAGAAAAAAATTTGCATTAAACAGCACTTAATTGCTCCAGAACTTTTCATTCTCATGCGCCGGCATGGCTTCGCCAGGCTCAAGCGCCACGTACTGTCTGATAACCCTGATGGTTTCTTCCGGTGAAAACGAGAGCAGGACATAAAATCCCCCGGCGCGAAGCCGGTTCATCCATGTGACCTGTGTCTCAGCAGGCATTCTCTTGCCGTGCTTTTGCTCTATCCGCATGCCGTGGTAAATGCCCGACGCGATCTCAAGCCCCATGTCCGGGTAACCGCGCTTGGCTCCTTCGGCCTCAATAGCTGCCGCGGTCGCCTTTAAACGGAATCCTCCGTTTGGTATGGCAAAAAGGTGATCGTAGATATGGCTGTCTGAACGGTGAAAATGGTCGAAGATAAAGACCTGATCGTAGTGTTCCTGCTTGCCTTTACGCTTTTCAGGGTTTTTTACGAGAGCAGCGAGTGCTGTTGCGTGGGCGGAAAGCGCTTTAACTGGTGCTAACCAGTCCGCCGCCTTGCCTGCTTTCGCTTTTGCCGGAGCCGCTTTCTTCCCTGAGTGAGTGCCTGTCTGTTTTTTCTGCCTGTAGGAGTGAAGCCAATCTTCAGTAAAACGCATGTCCGGAATCTTAAGCGGTAGATAGTGTTTCTAAAAGGGATTTGCGTCTGGGGGTATTCTTAACGCTTGGGAAGGAAAAAACAAGCCTGTAATTTACATCTTCATGAAGTTAGCAATTACAGGCTTTTATCAGGCTATTAGTGCGCCAGGTAGACAAAGTAGAGGCTGAAAATGATACCTAAAGTTGAAAGAACGAGCGTGACTACCTTCCCGAATACATTAGCCATGCCTGACTCTTCAGACGTTTTTGTCTGGTAAACGGTGGAGTTAACAAAGTCGCGCTGTGCAAAATTTTTCATGATATATTCTCGTTGTTGTGTGCAGGGGTGCCAGTCGCCACAACTTAACCCCTGCAATTTGTTGAAGCCCGGCCATTTGGCCGGGCTTTTTCGTCTGGTCTCCCCAAACTTCAAATGCAAATCTAAATGCTTGCCTTAGAAAGATCAATATAAATGTGCAGGTTTTTGTATATTTTCAGGCGTGGCAAGGCTTACGGTGACTCTTTCAGACGCCTGATTGCATCATCCAGCGCTATGTACCATTCCTCTTTATTCAGCTCACGCAGCGTTTTGACGCGCAGCTGTGTAGTTGGGTTGATCACCCATGCCCAGGTCTCAAAGTCACCTTCGGCGTAAACGTAAAACACATTTTTAGGCCGGTTAAAGTGTAAAAGTGCTCCCGCTGCGCTGACGTATTGCTCGATTTCCTCTTGCTTAATGTGCTTATTAATTCGTGGCACGGCGGCTCCTAATTCTTCGTTTTTCTATGGACTCGTCATAACTGACATACAAATACGGCTCTGTATCGTCCGCTGACGGGATAACGGGCAGCAGGTGGTTTGCACTGTATACCGCGTCGTTTTCTGTTCGATCGTCAGCGTACAGGTGCGCTGCTACTACCGTCAGGGCTGGCCGGGAGAGCGAGTATATTTCGGCAACGTCGCTTTCGACTACCTGCCCGAATTGAGTAATAGCATTTTCCAGTAATAGTAGCTTGATTGCAGGCCACCACGGGCCAAACGCGCGATACGCCAGTCTGGTACTGCTGGTACGCTTTACAAGATTTTCCAGATAATATGCGACAAACGCCTCTTCGGTGCGCCCGTCCAGGGCAAGCGGCAGCAGGCTTTCAATGTAGGTTTCGGTTGGCTTAATGGTATCAATCAGTGTCGTCATGTGTGACGGCCCTTTCGGGCCGCTCCTGTGTTATGCGTTTTCGATATCCGCGCGCAGCGCATCGAGATCGTGTGAGGAAGGGATAAGCCATGCAGGCTGCGTGAACTCGTTCCCGGCTACCGGATCGGCTTCAAAGTTCCAGAATTTCGCGCCGTACTTCTCTTTCATCAGGTCGCGCACTGCTTTGCGCTTGAGCTCCGGCTTATCGCTGGTGTCCGTCAGCACGTAGGCGCCGCCGGCCGGGAAGTCGATTTTAAAGGTGCGGTTCTTCCACTTGCGCGAGGCCACCAGCTCCAGCTCGTTTTTCAGCACCTGGAAGCCGGACGCCTGTTTCTGCGACTGCTCAGCCCGCACGGCGGTTGCCGCTGTGGTGGCCGCAAGGTTCGCTGACGCGCGGCGCGCAGCCAGTTCTTCAGGCGAGAGTTTGCCGGTAATCAGCGCTTTGTAGTCCGTCCACGTTGGCGCATGATCCCGATATCCCCCCTCCTCCATCTGCTCCAGGAAGGTATAAAGACCGCCCACCAGCGCCTTAACCGTCCGGGAGGACAGGAAGGTTTCAGCCGTCACCTCTGATTCGCTCAGATCGCCCAGCGCCACGCTGGCGCGCAGGAACTGTGCCGCAGGCGACTCGGTAACGTTGGCCGCGTTATCAATATCGCCCATCGCTTCGTGGCGCGTTTTATCCAGCACCGTGGCAATGGTCGCCTGAATGCTTTCCGGGGTGTACTGACGGAACTGCCGCAGCGCCGCAGCGGCGTACTGATCAGCCAGCGCCCTGACGGCTTTAACCTTGCTTTGCCCCATCTCGTTGCGCAGCTGGTTAAACATCGCCTCGTACTCGTTGCTGTTGGAAAAGCCCGACATGGCATTACGGAACTGACGGATGCTGATGCTGTTGCTCCAGAAATAACTGTCCTGGCTGGTGCCTAAGAAGTAAGCCTTTGCCTCAGCGTCTGTTGCGCCGGTCACTTTGCGCCCCTGTGCGTCGCCTGCCTCAAATTCCGCTACCAGCTGGCTGAACACCTTAACGACGTCCTCCATGCCCGCCTGTTCGCCGTAGCCCTGCATTGCCGTGTTGTAGTTACCGCCAAATACAGCCTTAAATACGGCCTGCACTGAATACAGGTTTCTGGTCAGGCTGTACTGATACAGCTCGCGCTTCAGCTGCTCGTCGCCGTGATCCGGATAGAGCCAGTCCTCCGCTTTAATGCTGTCCCGGACGGTAATGCCCGCGTGAATATATTCATGCTTCAGCTCGCCGGCTGCGTCGCGGTACATCCAGGCGTCCGCCTTCACGTTCATCACGCCGGCGCGAATGGCGGCGTAGAAGTCCGCGCGGCTCAGCGTGTCGGCCAGCGAGACCGGATCGATACCTTTTGCCGCCTTCTGCAGCGCTTTCGCCTGGTCAGTCGTGATTTCCACACGATTGCCAACCAGATCCGACGGCATTTCCGCGAATCCGCCAATGTCCGGCCTGGTATAACAGCGAAGCGGCTTGCGGATCAGCTCAACCTCAACCGTGCCTTTTTCCGGGAAGAATTTGCGGATCTGGAATACGCCCTTTTCCTGCTTATCGTCATCCATCCAGATTTCATAGCACGCCCCGATGCGCACCAGCTGCCCGCCGGCCAGCTTCATGTACTGCTCTGGCGCGCGCAGCACGTCAGGATCGACTTCCAGCGCGCCGGACAGAATGGCACGCTCAACCTCACCGCGTGAGCGCTTAATGGTGCTGGCGGCGCTTTTAGAGCGCGTCAGCGCCTTGCGTGCGCCGTTCAGCTCTTGCTCCAGCTTCTTCTGCTTCGCCAGGCCTTCTTTGAGCGCGGCACGCGCGTTACGGCGATCCTGCCCGCGCCAGTTGTCCGCAGACCGTTTGCCGTCTCTTTCGAACTCAATGTTATAGGCCGTTTCGGCGTCTGTGACGTCTGCACGCAGCCCGTCAATGCTGCCGTTGATTTCATCAAAGGTGGCTGACAGGTCAGCGATATTCGCTTCCAGTACCTCTGTCGGCGTGGCGGCGGCAACGCTCGCTTTCAGGTAGATATCCAGCGCGGCGGCGGCTTCGCGCTCAGCCTGCTGGCGCTCCGCTTCGCGTTTAGCCTTCAGCTGTGCGTCCACGCGCGCGCGGCGTTCTTCCGGATTTGCGGCCAGCAGCAGGCTCTGCTCCTCTTTGGATTCCACATCGCCGTTTTTCATGCTGGACACGTCAGACTTCATGACGTCGTTGATCCAGTTTTTCTTGCGCTGCAGCGTCTCCAGGCGGAACTCGTCAAACGAACCCTTGCCGCAGTAGTAATGCACGCGCATGCTGTCGCGCTCCGAGCCCACGCGGGCGCCGCGCCCGTTGCGCTGGTCAATACTGGCCGGCGTCCAGGGCAGCGTAAGATGGTGTGTATCAGCCGTGCCTTTGTGCAGGTTGATCCCCACCTCGGCCTTTTTGTTGCAGATGATGATCGGCGTGCGGCCTTCGTTGTAGTCGGCGGCGATCCCCTCCATCCCGGCAAGCGAGGCGTCATTCAGCGCGGCCTGATAGTCCTCATAGCGTGCCAGCTCCTGATAGTACTTATCCCACGCGCCCTCCTTAAAGCTGCCGTCCGCTTTCTCCACCGGCTCTGCGGGCTTCTTCACGGGCTTCACCTTCACGCCGGATGCTTTCGCTACCGTTGTGGCGTTGATGATGCCTATCTGCTGCTCCTGCAGGCCCAGGGCGCTTGCGATGATACGGCGCAGTTTGTTGTGCTGCGTCTTTTCATCCATGAAGATGATCTGCTTACCGTCCGGCAGGCCAGCTTTGAGGTTTTCTATCAGCGCGGCGTACTTCGGCGGGACCGGGTGCGAGACGTGCTGCATATCAATGCCGGCGGCAGCGATCGCGTCCAGCACCTGCTGCTCCAGCGTGTCGCTTACCACCAGCTCCACGACGCCCCCGCGGTTCTTCAGCGTGGTTTTGACAACCTTGCTGGTGCGCGTGTCGGTCAGGCCGCTCTCTGCGTCCTCCGCCACTTCTTCTTCGTCGCCCGCCAGCTGCACGCCGCCCGCTTCGCCCGGAAGCGCGCGTGCAACCTGCTTCACCTTTTCAAAATCCTCTTCGCGGAAGCGGAACGTGATAGCGGAGCGGTACAGATCCGGGTCAATCACCACCTTATCCATGTCGCGGATCACGGAGAAAATGAAGTCATCATCGTTCTGCACGATGGACACGGTGCCGTCGCCGTTATCCTGCACGCTCTCTTTCTGCCCGATGCGGCTGGCACGCAGGCGCAGCTCCTCATAGAGCACCTGCTGATCGCGCGTCATCGGCACGCCCACGGTTTTCTCGTCCAGACCGGGGATTTTCACGCTGTCTTTCACGTCAGCAGCAGATTTAAGCGTCGTCCAGCGGTGGAAAATGCCGCGCAGGCCATCAAGGTTTTTAAAGCCCACCAGCCCCTGCTTATCCTCCAGCTCGCCGGAAATTTTCTGCACGGTTACGGTGTCGGTTTCCCCGAATACCCGCACAAAGTCATCCGGCGTCAGAATCCCCATCGCCTTCCACTCTTCCAGCGACACGACGTGGGAGAGCATGTTGAATGCGTCGATCGGAGAGTTAACCAGCGGCGTTGCGGTCAGCATCACCACCCCGCGCCCGTTGTACTTTTTCATCATGTACTGGCTTTTTACGGCCATATCACGGGCTGTTTTGGAGACGGACGGATTCGGCAGGTAAGCCAGCTGGCCAGCTTCACGGCCGGCGCTGTGCGAGTTGCGGTAGTTATGGCCTTCGTCTGCGATCACGCTGTCAAAGTGCATGTCCTCAAAGTAGGGGATCTGGCTCTTTTTCTTCGTGCCGGTATCGGCGGCTTTATCGCGGAGTTTGTTGCGGGACGTGGCGGCGCGGTGCGTGGACTTCATCAGATCCGTGCGGCCATTCTCAATCTGGTTAAAGACTGCCTGGCTGGAGTTTTCTTCAATCGTCTCCGGGCGCATCGGGATATCGCCAAACTGCTCTTTGGTCATCACCACGGCGCGGTAGTTGGAGACCGGGATCATGTTCATGCGTTCAAGCACGGTTGCGGCAGCGGACTCTTTTACCACGTTGCGCATGACCGGCTGGCCATCTTTATCCAGCTTCGGCTCGTTGTTTTCGTCGCGCTCCGGCGCCTGCATGATCTGGCCGTCATCGCCGCGCACTTCGTCCAGGCCAACAAACAGGATTTTCTCAAACGCCTCTGCGCTGTAGAAACCGTGGGCTTCGTGATACCAGTTCTGCAGCACGGCTTTAGGCACGACGTACACGGTACGCTTGCTGCGGCCCACCTCGTAGTTATAGGCCTCCAGCGCCAGCGCGGTTGTGGTTTTACCCAGCCCGGTACCGAATCCCATAATGCCCCGGCCATCTTCCGACAGGCGGCGCACTTCGGCGTTCTGGTAGCTCAGCGGTATGCGCTTGCCGCTGATCTGCTGCAGCTGCAGGGACGAGGATGAATGCTCAAACGGCACGTAGCCGTTAAACGCGTCGTTGTAGTCGCTGACAACCGATTCAACGTCCGGATGCGTGCGCAGCCAGTGGTTAAACTGCGCCTCCAGGCCGCTGATGCGCTTCAGGTAGACGTTAGCGTTCACGCCGCGCGGCTTCACGCCGTTCAGGTAGTTTTCGAGCTGGTTGTAGAAGCCGTCTTTGTAGCTGGCGCGCTTAAATTCAGTCACACCACCTTTACCAGTGACGGAGCGCACCTGGTAGCCGGAAAATACGCCGTCTTTACCCGCGTAATTATCCTCCGCGGTCAGGTAGCCGTTTTCGTTTTCCAGATCCTGCGTGTACTTAAAGTCGTCAAAACCCTGGTCAATCAGGAACTCTTTAATCAGCCGGCGATCCAGCCAGCGGGCGTTAAGGTTGACCGTAATATCTTCAATCGGCGTGTGGTTGCGCTTCTCGTTGATCGTTTCCAGCTGGCGGACGTAGTTAGCCTTAACCGGCCCGTCCGGCGCGTCGTTAATCAGCGCCGCCAGACGGGACACCTTGCCGCGCACGTTGCCGGTTGTGGCGCGCGCCAGCGGCATGATGTTGCCGTTGCCGTCGAGCGCAATCTCCGGGAAGGTCGCCAGGTGCGCCAGTAGCGCCTCGTCATCTTCCGGCAGTTCGCCTTTAAACGCGGCGCGGAAAGCGGCCAGCGCCACCGGTACCAGATCCACGTCGCTGAAAAGGTGCGATACCACCTGCTCCGGGCTGGCAAAGTCCACCGCCACCGCCTCGCTGCGGTCAATGGTTCCGTTCAGCAGCGCGGACAAATCCCCTTCGCGGCTGACGTTGGCCTGAAAACTCAGCCAGCCTTTAGCGCTCGTATCAGAGAGACCGGCCAGCTTCAGGCCTTTCGGCGTGCCGTACTGCCCGACTTCCTCACTCACCAGGCGCGCGGCGTCAGCGATAATGCCGCTGGCGTCGCCACCCAGCATCTGTGTATCGAGCGCGTCGTTGATGCGCAGGCCGATGATGGATGCGCGCATAACGCGCCAGCGGTGACCCGGCTTCTGCTGCATCGCAAAGCGAATGGCCGCGTGAATGCGATCGTCAAACAGCTGCGGATATTCCACGCTGGCCGCGTACAGGGCGCGGCTGTCCAGCGAAAGCATGCCGTTAATCGTGCGCGTTTTCGTCTGCAGTTCGCCAAACGTGGCGGCACCGAACTGCTTCGCGTCGATCCCGCTTGATGCCGTGGTGGAATCCTTAATAAACCGCGTGCCGTCGTAGGTGTGCCAGACGCCGGCCATAAGCCGCTTATCACCCTCTACCGGCGACTGCCAGACGGCAGCAGGCGTACCCAGCCGATCCCAGTCGATGCGGCTGTCAAAGCGACGCGACAGCGCGGCTTTCATCGCCGCGTTGGTCAGCTGGCCATCTTTTTTGACCACCAGGATGTTATTGAAGTCAGACCGCTCGGTTTCGCCGTGAACGAAGCGCCGCCCCTCGGTTTCAAACCACTTGCCCCGGATAAACGTTGGCCACAATACGCTTGCCGCCTCAAGTGACTGTTCATCGCTGTCATGCACCAGCTGCGTCAGCGCCTCGGTGTGCTTTCGCAGCACCCACACATCCACCACCGTTGCGGTACCGCTCTCGGCAAACGTGCCGGACGGCATGCGGTGTGCGCCCAGGAACTCCGCCACGCGGGAAACGCGATCGCGCAGCTTTTTGTTAGCGCCGCCGCCGTCGGTCATGCCGTTTGGCACCACCAGCACCACCAGCCCGCCGTATTTCACCTTGTCGATGGTGCGCATCACGAAGTAATGCCCGACGTTGGTTTCATCCCGATAGGCCGGATCGAGCTCGGCAAAGCCCGTGCGCGAGTCGCCAAACGGCACGTTGCCGACGGCGTGGTCATAGCTATTGTCCGGTACCGACGCGGCCAGCTTCTCAAACGCGCCCATGCGCACGTCATCTTCCGGGTGCAGCAGCTGGTTAATACGTCCTGACGTGTCGGAGATCTCCGCGGACGTCATCATTGCGCCGGCGGGCTTGGTTTCCTGAAATACGCCCGTGCCGGCGGACGGCTCCAGCATATGACCGCCGGTAATGCCGTAGTCCGCAAACAGATCCCATATTCCCTCCGCCATAAACGGCGGCGTGTAATATTCGTACTGACTGCCGCCGCCGCCCTCCAGACCACCCTCGCCGCTGTACCCAGCCAGAATCCGGCGCTGTTCATCAGTGAGTTTGTTCCCGTCAAAACCCGCCGGCAGCGAGTTAAGCAGACTCACTGCGTTATCATTTGCGGTGCGGCGCCCGCGCTGAAGGCTTACCCCTTCCCGTTTTGTCACGCCAAACGCCACAACGGTTCGCTGTTTGTGCAGACGCATCACCAGGCTGATCAGATCTTCGACCGTCCCCGCTTCCTGTATGGCCTTATTTGCTGAGTTTTCCACCAATCATCCTTATCTACAGATTGCATAAAGCTAATACAATTCACATTCTAAATTGTTAATGTTTTGCAGAGGTATATTTTGGCAAAGAAAAATAAAACGCTTTCCGTATTGAGCGCGCTCAGGCAGGCATTCAGGGGCGCAGATGCTGACGCGCCTGAAAGTTTGCCGTGGAGTAACGGACAAAACGTCGTGGTGTCCCGTTCCGGGCTGGCAGCACTGGCGTATCAGGAAGGTAAGGCAGGTGAAATGACCACGGCCGGCGACAGCCTCTACCTCGGCGCAGAGCTGCCGCTGGACCGGCTGCAGCGTTACGCCATTCTTGAGGAAATGGCCAACAGCCCGACCTGCTCCGCCGCGCTGAATATCCACATTGGCCACGCGCTCGCACCGGACAAAAAAACCGGGCTGGCGTTCTGCATTGCTCCGGTGGACCCGTCAGACAAAGAAGGTGTGACGCGGGCAAAAGAGCTGCAGGATGATTTGGGCGCGATGATTAACAGACACCTGCCGTCACTGGCTATGACCATGGCGATTTTTGGCGTCGCTTATGTGCGTCCCTATGCCCGGACTGGCAGGGGGATCACCAGCCTGGAAAACAGCTATTACTCGCTGCCCTACTTTGTGCAGGAATTTTATAAGGGCGATCAGCTGGTGGGCTTCGGCGGGGATTACGTGCTGTCACCCGATACGCATACCCGCACGCTTTCCTCGCCCTGGTCTCTGGTACCCATGAAAAACCCGTACTGGACGCCCACGCGTAACGTGCAGCCCATAACGTCCGGCAACCGGGGCTATTCGCTGCTGAGTGAAGAGGAGGATAAGGAAGTTGCGGAGACGCAGAACTACGGTACCAGCTTCCTCGCGCACGCTTATGAGCCGTTCCTCAACCTGACGGGCGCACTGAATGCGCTGAAAGCCACGCGCTACAATGCTGCCAAAATCGACCGCCTGATTGCGCTGACCACCAACTCACTCGATCCGGTTGTGGGTGCCAACTACACCAGAACCGTATCGCAGACGCTTAAACGCCACGGCGAGGCGCTGCAGAAAAAGGCGGTGAACGGGAACACCATGCCAACCGTGATGAACCATGTAATCCCGGTTATGGGCGATGGTAAAAACGGGATCACGATTGATACGCAGTCGATACCCGCGGACATTACCGGCATCGAGGACGTGATGTTTCACCTGCGCCAGCTGTGCGCCGCGCTCGGAATTGATTCAACGATGCTGGGCTGGGCGGATCAGATGGCCGGCGGGCTGGGGGAAGGCGGCTGGATTCAGACGGCCATACAGGCGGCGCTGCGGGCGCAGTGGCTGCGCCAGGGTGCGCAGGAGATGATTTACCGGCTCATAGATATTCACCTGGCGTTCAAATACGGCAAGGTTTACCCGGTGAATGATCGGCCCTACGTTGTACAGTTTAACTCCATGAACACGGCGATTCAGGAAGAAGAAAGCCGCGAAATGGACGCGCGCGCCAACTTCATTACGCTCATGGTGCAGGTTATGGACGCGATGCAGGCTAACAACAAGCTGGCGGAGAATGACACGTTCATGCGCTACCTGTTTAGCGATCAGCTGAAGATGGACGGCGGCACTCTGGATAAAATGCTGGCGGAGTTCAGCAAAAGCCGGGACAAAGCCGATGCGCAGGAGGAAGAGAACGGCAGCATGATGAACGAGTCCGCACCCGACGGCGACGATCCGGCCAGCTGGACGCATGAGGAGCTGGTGGCATTTGCCCGGTACGTTGTCAGGCCGGAAAGTTAATTTCCGGAAAAAATAAAAAGGCCGCACACAAATTCACAGGGGAGTGTGCGGCTTGATGAAATCCGTCATCGAAAGCAGATATAAAAACTGAAGGAAAATATATCTGCGCTCCGGGATGATTACTTGCCCTACCTTTAATTGTTATCCAGATGCTTTACCGGTCTGAATATCTTTTTTTCGGCAGGTTTTTTAGGTTTTTTCGGGGTATTAAGTACCAGGTATTCATTCTGCCCTTCTTGTTCGTCCGGCCTGGTAATACAGAACGGACAAACCTTAACACCCGAAAAGTGTATTCCGGCTACGGTCAGCGCCTGATTCAGCGTATAGCAGCTGCCGATAAAGGTGCGCTCCTCAATGGTCGGCAGCTGCGGGCAGTCTGCGCGGTGCAGGAGCAACCCGGACGGGAAATGGTCGCTGACATAAAACTTCATAGCCTTGTACATGCTTCATCCTCTTGCTGCGTGCATAAAACTTCCATGTTGAACATGAAACTTTTCAGCGTAAATTTACGCGTGAAAAGTTTCCGCAAAAGCTACGTGATTTTTATTTAACTTCGTCAACACATTAACTAATTTGCGTTAACTAAAAGTATCATCATTAATTTAATTTAAAGAAGCACTTTTTCAGGTCTAAATTAATGTCCAGCCCTTAAAGAGGGGGATCAAAATGTCTCTTTTAATGGTACACAATCTGTAAGCGTATGATTTTTCGCGCTTCGGTTACCATTATCGCGCAGTAGTAACCGGAAGTATTAGGAAAACCCCCGCTGAAAAAAACCAGACGCTTTCTGAGTGCTTTATTTACCCTCTCGCGCCACGGGCTCACTCCCTCAGTATTTCTGACTTAAACGCAGGCTTATGAGCAGAATATTTGCCGCTTCACTTTTTCCATACAAAGATGATAATCCACTCTGGCAACAATCTGTAAGCAAAGCCGTTGTGTGGTCAGACCATCTGATTAGATAAACTTCTGACTCCAGCTGTCACTCTGTAACCCGGATAATCTGCCAGTCCTCGGAAGTCAGATCTGCAGGCGACGGAACGTAAACAGACAGCCTGCCGGACTCGTTCATGAAGATGAGACTCAGCAGATCCTGCGCGTCAGCCTGGAAAGATACGTGACGGGGAGTGTTGCCCCACAGTGCGCGGCGGCAAATAACACCAGCGTTCTCGCAGATAATTGAAATAGCCTGGCAGTACAGATACGCCGCAGGGGGTGGCGCGTGAGGGATATCAGACATGGTGTGCTCCCTGTGCTTTGAGAAGCGTCACGACAGGAGGTTCCAATCTCCGGGTGGTGACGTTGACAGGGTTGGAACTACCGGTGCACAAGAAAACCGGCCTACCCGAAGGTAGCCCCGCCAACGCCACCATAGATACGCCCGGAATTTTCCGGACGTGGTAGCGCCGAAGGCACTGTGTGCCAGCTCTCATGCTTTTTCAGGGTTCCAATCCCGGCCACTGTTTTGCAGCGGCGCGCACACTATATCCGCCGCGCTGATAAATTCAATATGTCTAATGTGAAATTATCCACTGGTCATTAGATCCACGCATGAATCAAGAAAAGTTACCCACGCAAATTACAACCTTCCTACCATCAGTCCGCGCAGGCAACCGCCAGCGCTGCCGCCGCTTTGCGGGGCATCACCTGTAGTTATGAGGACAACATGAAAGCACTCCGCACGGTAACGGATCGTTTTTCACTCATTGATAAAATTCGTCGTTTCACGCCGCAAAATGATCGCAATTACCTGCTGCGCTCGGTCCGGGAAACGTTCAGCAGCCCGGAAACGCAGGAACGTATTCAGCTGGGGGAAATGTTCGGCTACTACGGCCACGGGCGACGCGCCGCCTACTATGCGAAAACCGGACGTCTGAACCTGCCGGAATTTGCTGTGGTCATGGTGGACGGCAAGCCGGTGACGATTGAAAACGTGCCTTCTAACCGGACGCTTGAGGTAAGCCTGGACGATAACGGCGTGGTCACCCATGTTCAGGAAATTCTTGATACTGAACCCGGCAACATCGTAGACGGCATGAGCCGTTCACGCGCCGGCGGCTGGTCATGGGCGACCGGCGGCGACGATAACGCCGTGTCAAAAGTCACCAGCTTTCACGGGTTCGACTATGTGACCGTTCCCAATTACATCAGCCTGGAGCATCCATCAGCCATGCTGGAATCAGCCAGCGATCGTGAAAGTATGATTTGCGCAGGGCTGGTGGAAAAAGGGTATTCGGAGAATCAGGCAGCGGACATTTTTCAGCACTTTGAAAGTATGCGCGGCCAGGCAGCAATGTTTGAATCGGGGGATGCATCTTTGCTGGAATCGGCGCTGCACATCGAGCACGGCAAGCGACTGGAGCTGGAGGATCGGCTGCGCAGCGCCAATCTGATGATTGAGAACGCCGGCAACGTGGCAAAAGCCCGCCGTAAAGTTATGAAAGAGGCGCTGGCCAGCCTGCCGCTGTTTATCAGTAAAGAGCAGACTGCCGCGCTGTGCCGGATGGACACACCGGAAGATGCGCAGATCGTCGCCGCCATGCTGGAATCCATCGGATCAAACGTTACGGCTACGCTTCCTATTGGCGCGCAGCAAAAACATTCGCTTCCGCAGACGCGTCAAAAAGCGACGGAATGTAACCCGCTTTTATGGATAAATTCAGTAAAATAAAGGGTATAAGGAGAGTACGCCCTATACAGGGCGTTTCTCGGAGCGGATTCTAAAACACCGGAAAATTCTTACCTGTGTTGATCCTTTTACAGATCACGTTTATTATCCGCATCTGACCAAACCGGCAAACCTGGTCAGAACAAAAAAAATCGCCTGCTGGACACAGTCGATTTTTCTACAACTTTATGTGGTTAGCGCCACAACGGCATTGCGCCGTACTACCTACTTACAGGAGTAAATCAATGGAAATATCCATTCACAGGGAAGGAAATAACCAGTGAAGATAGTAGCTAAAAACGCCGATCACGGCAACTCTTTTCCCTTGCATTGCTCAGATAATAAGCAAAACCCTGTACGAATTACCGGGTATGATTTCACCCACGTTATTGAGCTTTCACCTCTTCCAAAATCACTCACTCGCGTACTGAAATTCGCGTGTAATCTGGCGTGTTCAACGTCCAGATTTGAGATCATCAAATCCCTCAGCACCCTGGCAGAAGAAGCAGGCGTGAGCGTTTCTACCGTACAGCGCGCTTATCGCCTGGCGGTTAAACTCGGCATCCTCACTCATGAGGAGCAGCGCTGCAAAAATAACCACAAATGGAGTAAGCCCAGCAAGTACACGTTCACCAGCAAAGCACTGGCTTTTGTACAGGCGAGTCTGGCTGAACTGAAAGCGGCTAATCTTCAGCCTGCGGGGCGTCAGAGTCTCGTCCGGAGAATCGTTGCTGACACCTTCTCAAAATTAAATTTCACCCTCGCTACCCCTGGTCAGAATGAACAGGCTACCCCTGGTCAAAATGACCAACAAGAAGTAAGAGATCTCTCCAGAACAAGAGAAACACAATACAGTGAGTCAGCAATTTCGGAATCGAAAGAGATTGCGTCAGAGCCACCAGCGCCAGAGAAAAAATTCGGGATTTATCAGGAATCACTGCAAAGCTTGGAAGCAGGATCAGCAGCAGCAGACAAACAGCGCCGCGCAGAGGCATACCAGCGCAACGGCCAGCTGATGCACAAGGTGTACGGCTACATCAAATCCACGTTTAAGCCCAAAGCAGCTGCAGGCCGAAAACCAGAAAGCCGCCGCCAGACGGGTAATTTTGCCGGCGACGGTCTGAAGCACGATAACTACGCGATCCCGGAAGGGTTCAGAGGCGCTTAATCGGTAACTGTCCCACCAGCATCACGATAGGCAGTCAGCAGCGTTTCAAGCGCGTGCGTTTTCTGACCATACGGCGATCCAGTGAGCGACGCCCAGATATCGTTGGTTTTGCCAATGGCCGTGCGGATTCGTCCGGCGTGAACGTCGGCATACGCGCCCTGCTCTTTCAGCAGCTGGTCAAGCAAGCGCTCCTGTGACACGGGGCTGAAGTCGGGCAGTTTCAGCTGTTTTTTGTAAACCGGCCAGTAGCGGTAAAGCTGCTGATAACGCCCTGCTGCAGTCGAGGCCAGACCATGCTTATTGAGTTTTTTCGGGCTGCGATTTGTGAACGGGTGATCGGTGAAGTCAGTGAATATTTCGCCCAGCTTGTCGCCCAGCCCGGTCACGATAACGTCATAGCCACGCATGCGGGTTAATGGGTGAGTACTGGTGCCTTCTGAGAACGCCAGCATGTCGCCAAAGGCTTTACGGTTTGCGGATTGCTCCATTGTGATACCACTCTGTAATTATTGAGAGCGGGACTTTATGGAGTTTGTAATTTGCGGTGGGAAGAAAAGCCGCATGATGCGGCCATTGTGTGTTAGCTCATAGCGGGCATTAAGCACCTGCAGTCCGCTTTGTGCCAGGAGCGGACGTTGTTTTTCAACTATTACCCAGGCCTGCGAACCACCTCATCTTTATCCCTTAAATTCTCAATGTATCGATAACCGCTCTTAGAGCGGGTGACACATTGCGGTGCGGATAATAGATATATGAACCTTCCAGGCGCTGACTGTAGCATTGCAAAACTCTGATCAGCGCCCCCTGTTCTATATCATCAGAAACTAATTCCTCCGGAACATAAGCCAGTCCCAGGCCTAGCCGGGCTGCTTTGGCTTCCATATAGCTGTCAGCAAAGGCCCATTGTCCCTGAGGCTGATGGGTTATCTTTTTACCGTCTTGATTGAGTTCCCATGCATACAGGCTGCCGTCTCCAAACTGGTAAGCGATGCAGGGATGAATAACTAAATCGGAGGGAGTTTGCGGAAATCCGTAGCGACGAAAGTGCTCGGGCGTGCCGACAACGGCCATCTCCATATCGGGCGAAATGCGCACAGCGACCATACCGCTACCTACTTCCGAGCCCAGACGTATACCGGCATCGAAGCGCTCAGCAATAATATCGACAAACCGGCTTTCGCTGATGAGCTCCAGCCGAATATCTGGGTAGCGTTGTTTAAACACCGCCAGCTTCGGCAGCAGCACTTTATCAATGGCGTGCTGACTGGCATTAATACGGACCGTACCCGATGGGGTATGGCGATAATGGGCCAGCGTGGCAAGCCCCATATCTAAAGCGTCAAATCCAGATTCGACGGTTCGATAGAGCAACTCGCCGGCATGGGTGAGCGATAACTTGCGCGTGGTACGCACCAGAAGCTGCACGCCCAGTCGTTCTTCCAGCTCGCGCACTGCACGACTAATTCCTGACTGCGCCAGGCCAAGCCTCTGCGCGGCGGCAGTAAAACTCCCTTCTCGCACGACCTGCATAAACAGATAGAGATCGTTATAGTTTTCCCGTTTCGCCATCATCCTTCCCATGCTGCCGCATCACAATTCAGAACAATATGTTATCAATCTTAGCATTTTTCACCCTCTAATCAGTACTATTTCTGCTAACTATAATGTGCGCATTGCAACAAAGCACAGCAGCGTTGTCCGTAGGAAACCTGTTTCTGGCACGTTTTATGAAGGGGATTTTGATGACTGCTTTCACCCAAAAATTGACAACTGCGATACCCGCCCTGTTGTTATGCGCATCATTAAGTGGAGTCACAAATATGAGTTACGCTGATACAGCCAATCCGAACGCGCCCGTTTCGCTGGTCGAGAAATGGGATAAAACTTTTGCTGAGAGCACGAAAGTTGATCACCGTAAGGTGACCTTTCCGAACCGATACGGGATCACCTTAGTCGGGGATCTCTACATCCCGAAGGATCGTGGGGATCGCAAGCTGGCAGCTATTGCTGTTAGCGGCCCCTTCGGGGCGGTGAAAGAGCAATCCAGCGGCCTGTATGCGCAGACGCTGGCTGAACAGGGATTTGTCACTCTGGCTTTCGACCCTTCATACACGGGCGAAAGCGGCGGCTACCCGCGCAACGTCGCATCTCCGGATATCAACACCGAGGATTTCAGCGCGGCGGTTGATTTCTTAGGCCTGCAAAAAGAGGTGGATCGCAACCGTATCGGGCTGCTCGGTATCTGCGGATGGGGCGGCATGGCCTTAAACGACGCCGCGATGGACACGCGTGTCAAGGCGGTGGCGACCAGCGTGATGTATGACATGAGCCGTGCGATGGGGCATGGCGTGGGCGATGGCAAAGACCGCTATACCACTGCCGATCGTCGTGCCGTATTGCAGTATCTGAACAAGCAGCGCTGGAAGGATGCGGAAAATGGCGCTTTCGCGCCAGGCGGGCATGACATTTATGTTGATGAGAAGGGCAACGTCACCGCTTCCGATCGTATTCTGCCGGAAACTCTGCCCGCGAATCCTAACCCAGTATTGAAAGAGTTCTTTGATTATTACCGCATGCCGCGTGGTTTCCATGAGCGTTCGGTCAACTCAACCGGTGCCTGGAATGCAACCATGCCGCTGTCATTTATGAATATGCCGCTGCTGAGTTACGCCAATGAAGTTACTATCCCTACACTCATCGTGACCGGCGAAAAAGCCCATTCACGCTATTTTGCTGAAGATGCCTTTAAGGCAATCGGCAGCAAAGAGAAAGAGTTAGTGATTGTCCCTGGGGCAAACCATGTTGATCTGTACGACAACGTTGCGGGTAAGATCCCATTTGCCAAATTTGAGCAATTTTTCAAAGCAAACTTAAGGTAACCCGAAAGGTTTACCAGGCCACCTGTCATAAACGGGTGGCTTTTACCTGCCTGGTGTGACGCAGAATATGTCACATCGCCCCATATTCTCACCCACCTATTATGTCGTTATTCCCTGAATAACTTCTGACCCGACTGCGCCTGAATCTGGCTGGTTCGATATTAAGGGATGCTAATAATGTCTACTGTAAGTCTAAAACCATCATACGAAAAAAAGCATGCATACTGGAGCGGCGTATTTGCCATGACGCTTTGCGTGTTTGTGCTGATCGCTTCTGAGTTTATGCCAGTCAGCCTGCTTACGCTCATTGCCCGCGATTTGCACGTTACCGAAGGGTTGGCAGGGCAAGGAATTGCCGTCTCTGGCGCACTGGCAGTGCTGACCAGTCTGACTATCTCCCATATTGCCGGAGACCTGAATCGTAAATATCTTCTGCTTGGGCTAACGGTCTTAATGGCCATATCAGGGTTAGTTATCACCATGGCGCCTGACTATCCGATTTATATGCTGGGGAGGGCTCTGATTGGCGTCGTCATCGGAGGGTTCTGGTCAATGTCGGCTGCAACCGCCATTCGGCTCGTGCCACAGCACCAGGTTCCCCGCGCACTGGCAATTTTTAACGGCGGTAACGCGCTGGCCACCGTTGTGGCTGCGCCGCTTGGTAGTTATCTGGGGACAACGGTCGGTTGGCGTGGGGCCTTTTTATGTCTCGTCCCTCTTGCGATAGCTGCGTTCTTCTGGCAATGGTTCAGCCTGCCTTCAATGGAAAGCGATAAAACACAAAAACCACAGGGGTCTGTGCTTCGTCTGTTCAGCGTTGCCATCGTACCAACGGGAATGCTTGCCTGCGGGCTCTTCTTTATGGGACAGTTTGCTTTGTTTACCTACGTGCGCCCCTTTCTGGAGAGCGTCACCAGAGTGGGACCTTCTAACCTTTCTCTGATTTTGCTTGCAATAGGCATAGCAGGTTTTGTCGGCACAATGATCGTCTCAACATTCCTGAACGCCAAATTTTACAAGACCTTAATCATGATCCCGTTGCTTATGGCCGCGATTACTGGTGCGTTACTGCTGGTCGGACACCACATCTGGGCCGTTGCCGTATTATTAAGCCTGTGGGGGCTACTTGCGACGGCTGCGCCAACAGGATGGTGGACATGGATAGCACGAGCGTTACCCGAAGATGCAGAGAGGGGTGGTGGCCTCATGGTTGCGGTGATCCAGCTATCGATTGCGCTTGGTTCAACGGCTGGAGGTCTGGCATTCGACAGTCTGGGATGGAGAAGTGCATTTGGTTTAAGTGGTTTGTTACTACTGGGGGCGGTAGTGATGACATATGCAACATCTCGTCAAAATAGGAAGGTACACTAACGCAATTCTTTTATATCTGGTGTGCGCTCTTTAAGGACATACGACAGAGGGGCGAATGTCCGCTCCTCGCTCAAAGCAGACGGTCAAATTTAATGATTTGCAGCCAGTGAAAACCGTCAGCTCAAGTCTGAGCTGACGCATATTATGAACCAGTAAAATTAGTTCGTTGCCGGCGCGCTGACAGATTCAAACATGGCGAAACTTAACCCCTTTCCCTCGCCAAATTCCTCCTCAATTTCTCCTGATACCGCCGTCAGCACTTCATTCAGCGTCAGCTCACCGCCGCCGAACATATCCCCCAGCGCCTGCTGCTGGTGTAATAGCTCGTCGTTGATCTTCTGCGCCATCTTTTTAAACGCTGCGCCGATCCGCTTCGCGCTGCGGTTGTTGGCCACGATAAACAGCGCCAGGGCTTCGGCCTCTTTGCTGGCCTCTTCAAAAAGCCCCTGCTGCGCCAGCACTTCCTGTATCGCCTGCCCGCTGTCCTTCGCCTGGCGCACCAGCTTAATCGCCTCCTGCAGCGCGGCTATCGCCTGCTGATCCAGCCCATTCACCGACTGCACGCCGTCCACCAGCCCGGTAACAGCCTGGCGGTGAACGTCTCCGGAGAGCGTCTGCATTTGCGCAAACTCACTGGCAGCGGTATTGAGCGCCGTCAGGATGTTGCGCATATCCGGATCGGGTTCCTCAGATACCAGCTTTACCAGCCGTTCATCCTTATAGGCGCGGGCAAAGATCGCATTCTGAATGCGGTCAATCAGCTGCTTTGTCGGGCGCCCGTCGTCGGTCAGCAGGCCTGCTGTTGCCGTGTCGCCTATCTCTTTCATGAATGCCCGGATATAGCCGTCATTTGAGCGCGCCAGCAGGTTGCCGTCATCGGACGGATTGAAGATGGCCATCAGGCGTTCGTCGAGCATTTCCGCATCCACAAACGCCTTTTCGCTCGCCGCCATTTCCTGCAGATCGGAGAGGTTGGAGTCTTTCGCAAACTGCGCCCGGTCAACGTCCGTCAGGCGCTCACGCACCAGCACGGGCATATCCATCTGCGCAATATCCGACGCCTTCAGGCCGTAGTCTTTCGCGTGCTCAATCAGGTACTGCCGGTATTCATCGGCCTGCCCCTGCTCATAAGCGCGCGTGATCCCCATTGAGCGCCCGTTGCCTGACTCCACCACGTTATCCGCGCCCACGATGGGCGCGCCGTGGCTGCTCATGCCGGAATCGGTCAGCTTCGCCGGCCGCAGGTTGCCCGCAATTTTTGAAACCTGCACTTTACTGGTCATGCGCGTGCGGTCGCGCGGCTGCAGCTCTGCCGGGAACGCCGGATTAATGGTGCCGTCGAGGTTGTTTGAAATAATCAGGTCGCGGGCATCCACCACCTTAAACGCAGTTTTCACTTCCTGACCTTTGCCGGTCACGACGTAGGACGATCGTCCTGTTTGGGTCTCTGTTTTGCGCAGTGAACCAACGAGCCCAATCAGGGCAAAAATGCTGCCAGCGTCGCCCAGCAGGCTCTTTAATTTCTCGTTAAGCATTGTGATCCCGGTAATAAAAAACCCCGCCGAAACGGGGTTACTGATTAAGCTGCGAGGCCGCTGGCGGCTATCCAGCTGGCGGTTTGCTCTTTCGCATCGTCCAGCGCCAAGTAAACACCGATGTAGTCACCGACTTTGCGCAGCGTCTCTACAAAATCCAGCTGCGCCTGATGCGTAAACTTCCCGGCCAGAAAGTCTTTAACCACTTCCGGGACGGGCTGATCCTCTTTAGCAGGGTCCGGCTGTGGCTCCGGCGCCGGGGCGGGCGCTGGCTCCGGTACCGGATCGGGAGCGCTGGTGGCCGGTGCCGGCGCTGCGCCATAACCCAGCTTCAGCATGATTGCTTCCATCTGGTCATTAAGATCCAGAAGGTCCAGCCCCTTTACCGTCGGGGCTTTGATAATCAGTTCGTCCAGCTGGTCGGCTAAATCCAGCTTTTCAAGGGCGGTTAACGTCATGCTGCTACCCCTTTACGCTGTACGGCCACCAGCAGATCGCTCAGGTGCTGCACCGCGCCGTTCACCAGCGCTTCGTTTTCATCAAACACGCCTGCAGCCGTCAGCGCGGCAATCGCCTCGCGCACCTGATTGCGGCCGGCGCGGATCACGTCCATGTCGTCGGTATCAAGTGAGGTCAGCCCCTGCAGGTAGTCGATCGCCTTCTGCGCTTCAGAGTCTGCTTCCGGCACGGGCTCCGGTTCCGGCTGTGGTGCTGGCTCAGGCTCTGGCTGTGGTTCTGGTGCCGGTTTCGGAGTGTTCAGTTCCTCCACCAGCGGAATACGCTTGCCGGAGATCATCGCGGTTTCTACTGCCTTCAGATACTCAGGACTCTGATTAGCCTCCACGATGTCCGCTACCTGCTTCAGCTGCTCACTGCCATACCCCCGCATTTGAGCCCAGGCGTTAACCAGGTCAGACGCCCATCCCACCAGATCGCCCACGCGTTTGGCAGCAATCCAGAACGGGTCTCTGGTTTCACGATCGTCAGTCACGTCGGTCTCTTCTCCTTCACCTGCTGCCAGCTGCTGCAGCGCGGCTTTGATAGCGCCCGTGAAATAGGCCTCATCTTCCCCTTCCGGATATGCCACGCCGGTCAGTTGCTTACGGGCCACCATGCGCACCTGTTTGGCGTAGGTTTCCGGATCTTCTTCTGACATTTCCAGATACTGCGCGGCGTAGTCGCTCATTTTCTCCGCCACGGTTGCGGCCAGCGCATCGAGATCCGCATGCGTCGGGATCAGCTTCAGCTCAAAGTCAGCAATCTCTTTGTCAGTCAGCGGACGGTCATAGGAAATGATGCCGTTACGGGCAACGCCGCTGTACGGCTCGCCTGCTGCTGGCTGATCCGCCACGGCGGCAAAGTTCGGCGGTACCGCCCCGATACCTGCCGGACGGTTAACCAGCGCATAGCGCCAGACGGTTGCCGGCGTAACGGGTTCCGGCTGTGGCTCAGGGGCTGGTGATGGCTCAGGTTCCGGCTGTGGCGCGGGTTCCGGTGCCGGGGCTGGCTCAGCAGCAGCAACGCGGTACTTTTCCGCCGCGCCGGTGCGGTAGGCTTTCAGCATCTTTGTTGCCGTTTTACCCATCTCCGCACCCTGGCTGGATTTAGAAGGCATTTCATACGTGGTGCCGTCGGCTTCGGTGATGATCACTTTGCCTTCCAGTTCGCCGTTCTGGTCATCGACGTGATAACGAACCGTCGCGCCGTTGCTCAGCGTGGCCTGCCCGTCCATGTTCAGGCGCGCTTTAACCTGAATAGTGCGATCGCTGAAGGTGTCCGTGTTTTCCGGCTCGCTGGCTTTTGCCTGCTGCAGCGCGGCCAGCTGCCCGGTAAGGTCGGCATTCAGCTGTTTCTGGCTGGCGAGTTTGCCGCGCAGCGTCTGCTCATTGCCCTGCATCTGCTGCGCGCGTGCGGTCTGAGTGTCCACCTGCTCCAGCAGCGCTGACTGCTGCTCTGCCAGCTGATCGGTCTCAGCCTGCGTGGTTTCCACTTCCGCGCGCAGCTTCGCCTGTGCGTCCTTCTGCTTCGTAAATTTGCCGCTGTTCTTCTCGATCAGGTTGGAAAGCGCCTGCGTCACCTGCTGCAGCGACACGTCACGCCCGCCAATCGGCGCAACGATGTGCGTCACGTCGCGCTTGTTGATCAGGAACTGAAAGGCTACCAGCGTGTCCTGGTTACGGATCTTGCCGTTGTCAGCGGTCGGTGAGTGGAACACCAGCGACACGGTTTGCCCGTCGGATAACGGGATAAGCGCGCTCAGAACCGGAATGCTGGCCACGCGGCGCACTTTGCCGATCACCGCGCCGCCCACGGTTTTCTGCCCGGTCGTGTCCGCGCCGGCGTCGTCGGTCCCGGCGATAATGTCGGTGCCGTTCAGGCCACGGTTCAGCGCCTTCACAAATGCGCGCATGGTCTGCGCCAGGCGTATACGCTCCGTGCTGATCGCCTCAAACATCGCGCCCGGTAACACGCTTTCTTCACCCAGGTAGGCGTGATCGATATCGTCGATAGTGGCGCTTTCCAGCATCATATCCGCGCTGCTGCCGGTCATCAGGCCGTCATACACCGCCTGCGCCAGCTCTGCGCCCTGCGTGCGGCGCTGGAAGTCCAGCACCATACGGTTTTTAAGGATCTCACTCATTACGCTGTCTCCTCCAGTTGGGCGATCTGCTCTTTAAGCTGGCGCGTCAGTGCCTGCTCCTGATTAAGCTCAGTCTGCAGGCTGTCCGCATTTTTCTGCGCGTCGTCCGCGCTGCGCGTCAGCTGCTCCACCTTCGCTTTGGTTTCCGCGATGCCTGACTTATAGGCGTCACGCTGCTGGCGCACTTCGGCCAGCAGCTGCACCGAGGATTTCACGCCGCGTTTGGGCTGCGCAGTGTCATCGCTGGTGGCAGCCGCGCGCGCCATCTTGCGCGCCAGGGATTTCTGAAAAGCCGTTGAGCCTTTGCTGAATAGCGTGGCCAGCTGGCGCCCGAGCTCAGGGATCGTGGTGACGTGGGTAAACGGCACGTTTTTCCCGTTCAGCTTCAGGCCGGAAATGTCGCCGCTGTCATTGACCTGCACGGTCATAACCTGCTCGTCCATGCCGGTGAGGCTGAAAGTTTTGGTCGGCACGCCGTCTTTCCTGCGCGCGGTGCCGGCGGCGGTGACTTTGGCAATCTCATAGCCGCCGGTGGCGATCGCCTTCTTCAGCTTCGCCAGGCCCTTATCGTTGAGTTCGTCAAAATTCAGCAGCACGTAGCCTTTAGGATTCGACACTGAATACCCCCTGCTCTGACTTGCTCAGCTGGTACTTTCTGGAAATGGTGTCCTGCAGCGGGAAGATCCGGTAAAGCGGGTTCAGGCGGCTGTTGCCGTGCGTCACGCGCACGGTAAGCAGCCATTCACCCGGCTCAAGATAACGCGTGTCGATCAGCAAAAATTCCTCGCTCACGCCTTTTGGCGAGAGGTCGAGCGTGCGCTGCTTGCCGGAAATAACCACCGTCGGATCGTTGCTGTCGCGCAGCCAGTACTCAATTTTTGCGCCCGCCAGCTTGCCGGCGCAGGCGATGTTAAGCCGGACCGGGAACGCCAGCGCGTTATCGCGCACCACGGCGGTACCGCACCCCAGCAATTCCACCTTTTTACGGGCAAATACGCAGCGATCCGCCACCATTGCTGCAGCCATCGCCGTAATAAACAGGTTCTGATAATCAATCATTGGCCGTGGCCTCCTTTTGACCCAAGCACGCCGTTTATTGCCGCAATGAGTCGTTCTTTGAATACAGTTGAAAGTTCACGCCAGTTGTTGCTCGCCACCAGCACGGCGAGGTAAATCACGATTTCGTCCAGTCCCTGCTGCCGCGCAAAAAAGTAGGCCGTGAGGCCGGTAATCAGCGCCAGCACCAGCTCAGTGACAAAGTTGAATACGTTCGGTTTGATCCGGTATTCGCGCACTCCCAGCAGGAAAACGCCTGTGCCACTCAGCAGAGACAGGAGAAGCGAAACCGCAAGCATTTTTTCTACATCGGTCACATACCCCCCTTTGGTACCTGGTTATCAGGTGGCGAGAGGGTAAGCAGTCTGTAATTTAGAGAGGTAAAGAAAAACAGCGCCCGGAGGCGCTGTTTTTTGAGGAGGTTAGCTGGTGGGCGGCACTTCCGGCCAGGCTGCGCTGTCAACCGGCCCCGGTTCCATGCCTTTAAGCGCCCGGATATAGCTCAGCCAGCGGACAAGCAGCACCTTTTCATGATCAGGCAGGATATCCAGTGATAATTCCGCCTGCCATTCAGTAATCACTGCCCGCGCCTCTTTCAAAAGACGATCACGCTGTTTATCGAATCGCTCCGTGATTTCTTCCTGAAGCAGTGCGCGTGGTGCGATAACGCCATTTTTATACGCCCACTCGCCGTTGGGCTGAATATCAGCAGGTACCAGGCTTTCATCCACCTCTGTAACGGAATAACCGTCCGGCCAGAGTTTTGATGCGTCTTTATCCAGCGCCCAGATACGATCGTCAGCACATACCATGAGTTTAATGGTGTGTTCGGCAAACTGATGTTGCGCCTCATACCAGCAGACGTTATTTGCGCACCGTGTGAAGGAAATATTGCGCTCAAGCAGAGTGTTCAGAAAATGGGCTTCTTCTTTTTGCTCGTCTGTAGATTCATCGGTAATAACCGGCAGCTCTGGCATATAAGCTGCAAATTCAGAAAATTTCATAAAGTTTCTCATGTTGAGGTAGCTGTATACCAGCCGCCTTTAATGCAGTACTGAAGCGGACGGGAATAAAGGCCATCAATGTATTCATCCTGATTGCCATTCGTGGCGGCGGTTAACACATAGCCCTTCAGCTCTTGTAAACCCGGCCCTTTCCAGGCTGTTGCATATCGGACCGCACCAAGCCGGACAGCGGTAACCATACGAGCCATAATCCAGTCATAAAGCCAGGTGTTGCCCCACTTTGTGCCATACAGGTTGCCGTCAGGCGGAACGCGTGCTGCCCCGATATAAAGACCACCCGTTCCGCCAATAAAAACAGCGCTATCATGCAGAGATACAGAGCTATCTCCGATATAGTTGGTAAAAGCGATGTTATCTGAGTTGGCTGACCCCTGACCTAAGTACCAGTGTTTAGTGCCATCGTATTTTTCTCCTTTCATCCAGTAGCCCTGATTGAGCTCCGCTGGCCTGAGTACGATGCTTTCACCGTTTTTCACATGAGTGGTATGCGCGTTGATTCTTATATCGCCCCGGAAGTCAACTTGTTGACCAAAACCCGCATTACCTGTAGCAAGGTCGAAGAACATTGGCCTCAGTGAGTTCCAGGTACCTTTTTGATCATCTTTATCCGTAAACATGAGATAAAGTCTGGTGCCATCGTTACGAAAGAATGAGGCGTAATCGCCATAAGCAATGCGGTAATTGTCAGGTACGGAACTGATCAGTTGCATGCTCATTTCAGCCCGTGGCCCGTCAGGACTGATAAAGCTGATGTACTTTTCGTTGTTGAGATAAAGGTCAATCGTGCCATCAGCAGAGCCAACAAATCCGCTGTCGCCATCGCCAATATTTATCGACGGTGTAGTACCAGTAAATACCCCTGCGGCAATCTTGCCAAGACTGATGCTGTCGCTTTTCAGGTTCCCCCTGACTTCCATCGCATAAGCACTGTCAGGCAGGCCATAGCTGGTGCCACCAACGACTGTCTGTCCCATCAGAAGGTTTGGCGCGGTACCCTGCATGCAAAGGTTCCAGCGGGTTACGCCATCGCGCGCATTCAGGCGTCCGTCAAACGCGACAGCCGAAAGAATATTTGTGCTGGCTTTATCGTAAGCGCGGAACGACGAAAAATTGCTGATTTTCGTGGTGCTGTTAACGGTACCGGAGTTCGCCCAGAACTCCACCGCGTCACCCAGCATATGCTCCGTTTGCCCGTCACCGAACGTTATTTCAGTACCAAAGCCTATAGCGCGCGTCGTCGCGTCTGCGCCGATATTCGCATAGGCCATCGCCATCAGCTGCGTGGTGCCTGTCAGATTACCGTTGCCGGCGGTACCGTTACCCAGCGTCAGCAATCGTGAAGCGGACGCGCCAGCTCCCAGGCCAATTGACAGCTGACCTTTAGAACCAAAGGCCGCGCAATACTTACTCCACGTTTTCCCGTTATCACGGTTATCCGCTTCCAGCAGCAGATTAGAGCCAGAGGTTCGCCAGCGATATGACGGGTTATTTGTAGTGCGATCGACGAGCGCCAGCGCAGGCGAAAAGCTGTTAACGGTAATGCCCTGACTGCCGTCGCTGTTGCTGCCGTTCACCACCAGCGCCGCATTAGTAAGATCGCCAATGGCAGTTGAGCCTTTCGCCAGCACGGTCACGGGTCCGGTAAAGTCAGCGCCGGCTGCAACGGTCAGACTGCCGGCGACTGAAGCCCCGCCCCGAAACTTCATTGTCGAGACGTTGGTGTCGCCCGTGCCGTCGGCTGAGAGGCTGATCCACGTATTCGGGACCGAATTTCCCCAGGTCACGGTATCGGTGTTATCAACTGACTGGCCAAGATACCAGTGCAGCGTATTATCCTGCTTACGCCCGCGCAGGTAGTAAGCCTTGTCTCTGGTTGCAGGCTTCAGCTGCAGCGCGATTTCATCAGCCGTAAACAGGCCTGCGCCATCTGACCGGAGACCGCCGCCGCCAAGCACTGAAAGCCCGCCGGACCCCTGCAGCGTGGCGGTACCGTCGCCGCTGTTGAGAGCAAAGCGCGCCGTGGTCGCGCCGGAACGCGCGCGCGCATCGAGCGCAAGCTGTCCGCCGCCGTGCGTCATGTTCGTGATAGTGATACTGCCGAGCACCCTTCCGCCCCAGGTATCGGTCGTCGTGGACGCCAGACGCCCGAAGATGTTCATCACGTCGGTGTCATACGCCGTCGGCGTATCTTCAGGCTGATCGGTGCGCACAAACGTCATGACCGGCGTTGACGGCTCAGAGCGGATCACACCGATACGGAATCCGGCCTGAATCTGTGAATTAACCTCCAGATTCTTTGCCAGCCTCACCTTTGCCGTATTGATATCTGTCAGGCTGTTCAGGCTGGTAATGTCGTTGTTCCAGCCCGCCCTTGCGGCGCCCAGGTTCAGCAGATCGGTCAGCGTCATGCTGGCCGTGTCCATCTGTTTACGCCAGCCGTTTGCATCAGCGCCGCTTGTCAGGCCATGCCACGCCCAGGAGCCGTTACCGCCGCCTGCGGTGCGGATATACACCGTGCCGTTCTGCGCGGCCAGCAGCTGCACCAGCGACGCGCCGGCATCATAGCTGCGGCGCATGTTAATCAGCTGCCCGCTCAGCGCCAGTGGCGCTTTACCAAGTTCAACCGGACCGTCCGTAAAGCTGCCGCTCAGCGTCCAGAAGGCACTCAGGCGGGTGACGGCTATGTTGGACAGCGAAGTAATTTTGCTGTCCAGCACGGCAGACGCTGCACCCAGGCCAAACGCCCCCACGGCCATCAGCGCGCCTGCCGTATTATCAATCGTTGATTGCTGGACGTTCGCCAGCGCGGCGGTACCGAGCCCAAGATTTTTACGGGCTTCCGGAACGTCCGGCAGATCCCCCAGATTTTCAGAGGCCTTCAGCTGTTTGTCATTGGTTACCTGATCGAGCTCGATGTTCTGACGAAAAAGCGCTTTATCCTCAATGTCCGAGCCGTTGTTGGCGCTGACCATGTTGTTATCGATCAAGGCCTTCAGGATTTTCAGCCCCTTCAGGTTAGCGGCGGTCAGTTCGTCGTCGCTGTCGTTCACGGAGTCGAGGGTGATACCTACCTGCCGGTTGATGCGGTAGTTCGTGACGATCATTGCCTGCGTCACCTGCGTGGTGCCGGTTGGCACAAGCACGCGGCAAAGCTCCAGCTGGTTCGGCGCCAGCGCAACCGACAGATCCTGCGCAAAGACGCGCGCGGCCTTAACGGCGGAATCGCGGTTAACCTGTTCTGTCACAGTGCCGACTTTGTAGTTCGCCTCCAGCACTATGCGGGTGGTTTTGCCCGCCACTACCGGCAGCGTGAGATCCGCCAGGTGCTGTACCGTGATCTGGTGCGCGTTCACGTCAATGGAGGCGGCGCCCTGCCCGTCCTCCGCCCCTTTTGAGGTGACGACAACATTCAGCCCGGTCCCGGCAACCGGCGAGAAGCCCAGGTAAAAGCCGGGGCGCACTAAACCTTTTAACTTCCTGTTAAGCGCGGAACTGGTGTAGGTCTCCAGGTACTGCATATCCGCTGACAGCGGCGCGGTACCATAAGGAATGCCGGACATAACGCCTACGTCGGTAATTTCGTTTTCAGTCATGTGCGTTACGCCGTTTTCTGTTCAATAGTAACCAGCAGGTTATAGGCCTTGCCGCGGAATACGCTGTCCTGCTGCAGACAGAGCACGGCAAAGGCGTTGCCGTCGCCGTCCACCAGCGTGAGGGTATTCAGGTCATAGGACTTATCAGCGGCCAGCGCAGCGTCATTCAGCTGGATAGAGATAGAGATATCCGCGCCCGTGCTGGTCAGGATCAGCGGCGTTTCCGTGAATTTTCCCGTCAGGTTGGCGTTGCTGAAGGTGGAAGGAATATCCGCAATGTTCCAGCCGCCGGTCGGATTGCTGGTGACTAACGCAGACTTGCCCCAGTAGGCTTTGGCCATCTGGAAGCGGCTACCCTTGCCGATGGATGATTCAGCGCGTCGGATGTAGTAGTAGTCCAGCAGCTTCGCCTTAAACAGCTTACTGCTGACGGAGATAGTATCAGCCATAAAAAAGCCTCTCAGAGTTAAGAGGCCAGAGGGTAAGGAGTTTGTAAAATCCGCAGGTCAACTATGAGACGAATTGCTCATAAAAAAGTGTCGTGATCGTGCTGCTACCGCTGTCGCCCGCGGGCAGCGCCAGAATAAACTCCGGCGTGCCATCAAAGGGAAACGCCACTGTTTCCCTGCTGCCGTCGTCGCGCGCGATCGTAACGCCCTGATAATCGCTTTTCAGGATAGCGATATACTCCACGCCCTCCTCTGTAAACAGCCGCGCGCGGCTGTCGTCGCCAGCGCTGGCAATAACAACCGGCGCCGGGGCAGCGTCGGGTTTGCTCCGGTAGTCATTCCACCACGCGTCCGCCGCAAACATATCGTAGCGCTCGCACCGCTTCACCTCCCGCACCGGCACGGCAGGGACCGCATACTGATGCCGTGTGGCCATGTGCAGGTTTTTAATCTCCGACTGAAGATCCGCGTAGGTCATTTTGGCCTGGTAGTCGATGCCGGCGCTGATAAGCCGGATGCGATCCCGGTCCGCGGTCATTTCAAACGAGATAAAGAGCGCTACCCCGTCAAACACGATGTGCAGCGGCAGCAGCGGCTCGATAATCTGGTCAAACTGACTCAGCAGCTTGTTCACCGCCTCCGTCTGCTCCTGATAGCCGTAGCGCTCGTACAGCTCGTTGAGCGCCACGGAGATTTGCGCGCGCGACGTCAGGAAAAACTCGCCGTAATGCTCCTGCGCGACGTCCACGCCCTCTTTTGTGGTAAAGAATGAGCCGTAAGGCGCTTTCTCCTGATCCACCGGCGCATAGAGCGGTTGCCAGGTCACGGGCAGGTTATCGAACTCGCGCCAGAACGTTGACGTGATCGGCTTATCGGTCCCCTTAAAATGCACTTCGTCCAGGCGCTGCGCCAGCAGCACCGGCCTGCTGGTGTCCGTGGTTTCCGCCACGATGAAAAAGCGGCCATATTCGCTCATGCGCAGCGTCAGATCGTCTTTGTTCATCGTGAAATAGCTTTTGCGGTTGGTTATGCGCTCAAGCGTCGGCTCTACCGCCTGCTCAAATACTGACTGCAGGATATTTGCAAAACCCGACCACAGCTCTGACGTGCTTTTCTCTTTGGTGAGCCGGTCTTTTACCCAGTTTCTGATCATGCCTCAGCCTCAGAGATAGTTAATTTCAATGGTGGAGTTAGCAACGTCGAGATAGATAAAGTCATTCAGCTGCACGGCAGTTTTCAGATTGTTTGTCTGCACGTCATAGGAGATAAACAGACCCAGCTCCTCAATGACGCGCCACAGGTCTTTTACCTGCACCTGCGCAAACTGTTTGCCGGCGGCGACATCACTCTGATAGCTGTCGCCAAACGTAGTCGCGTCGCGCCCGAATTGCGCCTCTAGCAGCTTCTGCACCTCGTCTTTCGCATCAGAAATAATGATGTTCTTCTTCGCCACGGCGTTAATGCTTACCGTGAAAGGCTCCTCCTGCGTGCGCACGTAGCGGAAGGTTTTATTCAGCTCGTTGGGTACCGACAGGACGGCGGTCATGATCAGTTCTTCGAGCTCTGCCTGCGTGTAACCTGGTTTATGGCCGCAAAAGAAAATCGTGTTGATGTTGGAAAGCGATTTTACGCCGGTTGACTTCTCCTGCTCCTGCTCACCCCAGGCGCTGATCCACGACATACCTGGCACTTTACGATTCAGGAAATATTTATAATCACCGCCCCACACAACCTGCTCGTCATAGGCAACGTAGTACTGCGCCCGGTTGCGGGTTTCTTCAGTCGTTTCAAAGCCGCTGCCTCCCGTTATTGGCGTGGTTGTCACTACCTCAATTTTGCCGCTCAAATCGGCAATATTGCCCGCCGGCGTCAGCTTCTGGCCCTGCGTCAGCGTGGTATCGCCCCGGCTGCACCAGACGTCCAGATCGACTTTGCTGCCGGTTGTTGGCATTTTGCCGATTGCACCGTCGCCAAAGCGAACGCCCAGCTGTTCGGACGGCTTATAGACCATCACATAATGTTTACTGGAGCCGCGCGACAGGCGAAACAACGGATTATTTGTCCACTGCGTTTTGTCCTCGTTTTCCGTTACAAAAACGTCGAGTGAAACGGCCTCCTCGGTAATGTCACGCGGCAGCATAACCGTGTAAAACGCCGATTCAGCCTCAATTGTGGTGGACACGTTGACGTACTCCATCTGGCGCACGTCATTCACAGTCACGCTTTTACCTGCGGGGATATAAATCACGTCGGTTGTGACGTAGGGCAGCTGCGCCAGCGACAGTAATTCTGCATAAATCGGCAGCTGAATGTCCTGATCCGTTTTATTGGTGATCTTCACGCTGCCCCAGGACGGCGTGATTAAGTGGCCAATGTAGTTACGATCTTCAGCTGCGGCCAGAATGCTCGATCGCTTCGTTGCCGTGGAGATAAAGCCCTCAGTCAGCCCGCGTTCGGCGGTGCTCTGCGCGGCATAAATGATCTGCGCGCCAAACACGGCCATCATCTGAATGAACTGACTATTGGTAAACTTTCTCCACCAGCTGTTGCTCTGCAGCAGCCCGTTAAATTTGTCCTGTAATGCCTGAATGTTCACGATATTCCCCGGTTAACTTTTGTTCATGGACACGGCCAGCGTGCCGTTTGATGTGACGAATGTGATTTGCCAGGTATCAACGTTCTCCGGGGCGCAGCGGATAGCACGCAGCCCCAGCCCCGGCAGATCGATACGCAGCTTGCGCAGCAGCGCCGCTTCTATGGCGACTTCGGTTAAATGGCCGGTCTCAGATCCGACCGGCTCATGTTTGTAGTCCTGCATGGTGTTCCCCCAGCCAGGCAGGCCATAGACGCTGCCCTGCGGGGTTCTCAGCCACTCCTCAAGACGGGCAAGCCACGCCTGAGAATCGCCCTCTTTCAGCACGACGCCGCCCTGATCCACGCGCATCAGGCAGTCGATTTCGTTTTGCATGCGTTAATCCCTCAGTAATTCGTTGAGCGCCGGATCGCTGATGCTCAGCGACGACGACTGGCGCGGCGCCGGCTGCGCGGTATTGACCACTTTATCCGGTGCTTCTTCGCCTTTTTTCTTGGTGACGCCCAGCAGCGCCTCCAGCTGCGTGCGCATGGCTTTCAGCTCTTTGAGCATGTCTGAATCCTGACCGGCGCTGTCGCCCTTCATCATCGGACGCATGCCGCTGGCGCCTAAATCAGTGACGTTCGGGATTTGTGCCGGGTGACTCAGCAGCGGCTGCTGCGGTGCGGAACGTACCGGGGATGCGCTGCCGCCTGCAAAAAATGACTGGCCGGCGCTGGCCAGCGACTCTATGCCGCTGTCCAGAAAACCGCCCGCTTTGCTGGTGAGCGGTGACACGGCGCTGAGAATCCCCGGATCGGTTATGCCCGCCTGACCCAGCACGCCGCTTATCATGTCGTTACCGCTGAAGCCTCCCAGCGTCTGGCTGAAGGTGTCGCCCAGGGCAGGCATGACGGCAGAGCCAACGGCTTTCACGCCGTCCATCGCGCCACCCATCATGCGATCAAAAAATCCGGCTTCTGCTGCAGGCTGTGCCGACGCGCTGTCAGCCTCCATAGCCCTGTTGATGACCTGCTCTTTCGCCGCATCAACAACACTGCCGGACGTGGCAGAGTTCGGACGGACGCGGGCGCGGCCAAACGATGCGCCTGACGTAGCGACAGGACGTGAGCGCGTGGCAATCTGGCCCGGTGAGAGCGCCGCCATCTGCAGGCCAGCCGGAAGCGAGTCACCCGCCGGCAGTGAGAGGCCGCTGGTTGGCCGGTTGCGGGCCAGACCTTCCACGCCCAGTGATTCAGCAGCGCCCTGTAACTTTCCGTCAGCCCACTGGTTAAGGCCTTTCACGCCGCCCCAGGCGGACGACGCACCCTGTTTGATTTTGTCGGTTAAGCCCGTGGAGGGTTTGTCTTTGTCAGATTTCGCGGCTGCTGCTGCAACCTGTGATCCGGTTGGCGCAGCGGGCGCATTTACCACGACGGCAGATGCCGCCTGGACGGGTGCGGCAGCGGGTGCCACTGCACCAGGCGTTACTTTTACCTTGTCGCCGGCTGAATAAAGCGAATCGGCGGCAACGGGTGCCAGCCCCTGCTTTGTCCGCGCTTCGTTTACCGATTTCAGGGATTCATCGCTGAATTTGCCCCCTACCCACTTGCCGTTTTCATTGTGGCCAATGGCATTCATCATGAAGTCATTCGTCACCTGCGGGTTGCCGCCCTCGATGGTGGCGATACCCCGCATCATCTGCGTCATGACTTTGGGATCTTTGAGGTCAAGCTGCTGATTGCTTTTCACACCCAGCTTTTTAGAGAGTGAATCGACGTAATTCGACGTGTCATTTTCACTCTGCGGGGCATACAGCTTGATAATGTCCTCAACGGTATTGAGCTTCTTGTAACCGGCAGCTTTAGAGGTGCCTTCGGAATAGCTGGTAAGCTGGTTGGCCAGCGCCCTGAAACCTTCCTCCGGCGTGTTGAATTTCGCAAAGCGCGCCTCGCCTTTGGCGTTCTTCGCTTCCAGGCTTGCGCCCTCCTGCCCGACAAAATTCAGGTTGCCAAAATTGTTGTTGCGGAAGGATCGGGTTTTCGCGTTGGCGCCGCCGATGTTGAGATCCGCGCCGATGCTGTTTTTCGCCACATCGGCATAGTCAGCCGTGCTTTTACCCTGCGCACCTACGCCATCCTCACCCCATGTACCGCCCTGCAGCTGTGAGCCCAGCCGGTTGATCGCCGTAACGGTTTTTTCAGTTCCGTCCGTGATCGCTTTCGTCTGCTCAGCGCTGGTGCCGGTGAGCTTGTCATAGGCGCTGACGGCGCTGGTAGAAAACGAGGTGAACACGTCACCTACCTTGCTCAGCCCCGAATCCAGCCCCTTAGCCATATCCCCCGTGTTAAACGTCAGCGCCTTAGCTGCGCCATCCATACCCAGCGCGCTTGCGCCCTTCGCCAGCAGCCCGGCGCCGCCCGACAGCAGCCCGCCCATATTCAGCACGTTGGCAGCGGTGTATTCGCCTTTCTGTCTGCCGCTGACAGCCTGATTCTCTTTCAGGCCAAACGCCTTTTTCTGGCCGTCGGTATCGTGAAAGCCTTCGTAGGCGTCCATTCCCGCACCTATTGCGGTACCCACCAGCGGGATCGCTTTCAGCGCGGTTTTTCCGGCAACCTTCCCGGCCACTTTGAGGCCACCTTTCTCAGCGGTTTGCTCAGCGGCGGCGGCAGCGGCTTTCTCAGATACAGCAATGCCCTCTTTGGCCACGACCTTCCCGGCAGTGTTTGCCGCGGCTTTAGTCCCTTCCTTTGCGGCGGCCTCGCCTGCTGCTTTCGTACTGGTGAGCACTGTTGCGCCGGTGGCCGCTGTTGCTGCTGCAGCGCCAGCGCCGGCAACAGTTGCCGCTTTTTTGCCGCCTTTCAGGGCTTCCATTGCCTTTGTCAGCAGGCTTTTCTTTTTCGGCTCAGGCCGGTTTTTTTCCCCATGAGGCTTTTTCTTGCCGTCCGGCAGCAGATCGCCTGCGGTTTCAAGCGCCCCTGCAGCGGCAGTAACCGCACCACGCTTGCGCCCGCGGGAGCGTCGTTTACGCCTGCCGGGTATGAGCGAGTCCAGCAGTCCGCCCTCTTTGCCACCCGACGCATGCGCGAGCTTTTTGATTTCGTCGCGCACGTCGTCCAGGCCGCTGATGATGCGATCGTCATTGGCGGCGAGTATTTTGGTCTGCTCCTGCGTGACCTGTACGGCCTTTGCCTGCTGCGCGCTCTTATAGCCATCAGCTGATTTTGGCTTGCCGACGGCCGGCGGCTGCTTCGCTGCTGCGGTAACTGGCGGGTGCGTCACCGGCGGTTCTATTTTCAGCGCGGCGTTGCCTTCGGTTTTTCCCTGCATGAAGTTTTTCAGCGAGACGACGTTTTTACCGACTTCGGCGGAAATGTCGTACATGCCTTTACCCATCATCCAGAGCGGCCCCCCTGCGGCGGTACCGGCAATGTCTGTCCCTGATGACATGGCATCGCTGTTTGTTTCAGTAGCAGATTTCATCATGCTGGTTAGCGATCGGTAAAAGCCCTGCTGCTGCTTATGCTCGGCGCGACGGGCATTTTTCTCCTGCTGCGCAGCCGATGCATCACCTGACTCAGTGCGCGATCTGAAGCGTCCGTTAGCGTCCCGGTTGGACTGCCCCCCAGCCTGCGGATCAGAATTTTTAGCCGCGGAATCACGGGCTGCAGGCGCACTGCTTCCTGCTAAATTTGTGCCGCTATTTATGCGCGTAATTCTATTTTTATGCCCTGATTGTTGCTTATTTTTTTCATTTTTTTGTCTTTCATTACGTCTAAATTCTGAAAGCGTTACTGCATTGTCGTTATAAGACACATTAACGCGCAAATTTTTGACGGATGATCTGACTTTTTTATCACCTGAATTTTCATTTTTGTGATTAATTTTCTCATTTGTATTATTCGTGGATTTTCTTCTCTCTTTTTTATCGTTTCCTGCGTCATTTTTTGGCAGTTTTTTCTCATTTTCCCTGTCTGAAGTCCGCTGTGAAAGGGATCGCCTTACTGTTAACCCGCCCGTATCTTTACTGCTTTTTTCTATTATCTTTCCAGCATTATTAAGCAGGGCGCGCCTGATTATCGCCAGTTCTTTCAGTTCCTCGCGGCTGGCATGCTCTATGGCTGAAATTATTTGTGAAAATTCTTCTACGTTTTTCATTCCGATCCGCCCCGGCTCCTTTGCAGTTGGTCGATAAGCGTTTTGTTCATCTGGATTGCCCGCCATAGCGGCAGGGCATCCACGTCACTGACAGGCTGGCGCGCAACCAGCGTCAGGTTGTCAATGATGGTTAGCCATCCACTGAGTTGAAAATTTCGGAATAAATAATCCAGAGCGAAAGGGGATAAACAGTTGAGTGGTGTTCATCTGCATGCCCTCCTTTTCGCATGGTGTTGGCGGAAGCAGCAGGCGCACCTGACCCTGTGTGATCTGCATGCGCAGACCGTGACGCAGGTTTCTCTGCATCAGCTGGATATGCGCCACCAGTGGTGCAAACTCCAGATCGGGAACCATGTTTTCCATAATGTCGAAGCGACGGTTTGCGGCAGCTTCAAAATCCTCCGGATCATCATCCAGCGCGGTGCAAAGCGCGAATTCAGCAATGCGCATGCGTACAAGCGCTGCCTCATACTCCGGCGCGTCTGCATCCGGCAGGCTCACGCGCAGGCGCTCCAGCATCTCCTGACCGCGCCCGGTAAGCGGCTTTAGCGTCCAGTTGGTTGCCACGCCGTTGACCGGCACGCTCACGCGCTCGTATGGCTCAATGGTCAGCAGCTCGACGGTTTCCGCCAGGTCTGACAGGTCAAAGTCGTAGGTATGCACTTCGCGGCAGTGTTCGCAGGTGTAGTGAAACGCCTCAAGGTTATCTGCGCGGCTGTTAATCATGATCCACCAGAGCGCGGTGCGCCGTTCCTGCGCAGTCCAGTCGCGGCTGTCGCTCAGCGGGCCTTCCTGCAGGTGATTGAGGTATTCAGTCACGCGGCGTTCGTCACTGATTTCATCCGGCGTGCTGTATTTGAGAGCGTCTTTCATGACCGGCTGGCGAAACTGGATTTCGGTACCCGGACGCGAGGCCAGGGGAAGCGGGGGAATATTCACGGCAGTGTCCTTCAGAATTTAATGAGGTTTGATACGGATGATTGAACCTGGTTTGTAATTCCTCCGGTTAATCCTTTTGCCAGTCCGTTCAGCGCGCCGCCGGCACTGGTGTACTTCACAAAAGTCACAGGGAAGGTGGCAAACTCGCCCACGGCATCGCGCGCGCGGGAGATCTCGCCAATCGTGGTAATGAAACCCTTCATTTCTTCTTCCAGTGAGGCCTGACCATCCTGCGTCACCCGGTAAATCCGGATGTTTAACAGGTAGGCAGGAGGGAGGTTAAAGGTGCCGTCGCCGTTGGATATGCGCGCCCGCTTCTCCTTGAATTTCTGCAGCAGTTCGCCGCTTTCGTTGTCGCGGAGCGTCATGGTGACAGAGCCCGCCGTAACGTGGGTTGGCTTCACGAACTCCACGCCGCCAATCAGCTTGCTCTCGGTCTCCACGTTGTTAGCGCTGTAGGTGATATCTTTCACGTACATATCCACGCGCGAGAAGCCGTCTATTTCGATGTTCCATTGCCAGCCTTGCGCGTAGCGAATACGCATTGCCATTTCCAGAATGGCTTTAGCACTGGAGAGCTCAGGCGGCAGGCCTGCATAAGACGCGCCACCGCCGCTCATGTTTGAGGAGGCACGCGCCAGAATGTTGGATATCAGGCTACTGCCAGCCTGTCTGGCCGTACTGGAAGCCAGGCCTTTGATGTTCCCGGCCAGCCCGTCAAAAAAGCTCATGCAGTCTCCTTACCAGGAACTCATTGCGGGGATAATTGCCCGGTTAGCGGAGATCTGCGCTTCCAGATCGGTTTTGCGCTGGTGCAGCGTGGCTTCATCCGGCAGAAACGTTGCATCAAACTTTCCGGCGATGTGCAGCCGGCGCAGGCGCTCCACGTTAGGAATCGCTATCAGCGCTTCAAGGTAATCTTCAATCAGCCCGGTAATGTCCGGCGGCAGCGTCGCCACGTCATAATCGCAGTCGCGGATATTGCGAAAGTAGAGCAGGGTGAGCGGCCATTTTTCGCGGCCAGTCAGCTCAAGCTCTATGGTGGATTCCCACGGATCGGCGTATACCAGCGCGCCATTGAAGTCGTTCACGTTTACCAGCGAGAGGTAATCAGACGGAAACGGGAGGCTTGCGCCCCCCGTTTTTTCAATGCGTGTGCGACCGGTTACGCCGGCCCGATCCTGATAGACGCCCAGTGCCTGGCGGAGAAGGCTTTGCAGCAGCGGCGCCTCGTCCACCAGCAGCGTCGTGAAGCGCGCTTTTACGGCTTCAAGCAGTTCGGCCGGCGTCATGATTATTCAGCCCAGTTATACACTACGCGCAGCGGCAGCTTGACGGCTGCAGTCGTGTCCTCGGAGCCAAAGTCCACGGCATCTGAGTAGATTTTGCAGTGCAGGTAATTGCGCGTCAGGCCAGCGTCAGCGCCGCTGTTTGACTCGGCGGCGGCGGCAAAGGTGAGATCCAGATACTCTTTGTTGAGCACCATCTTGCGGACGGCTGCAAAGACGTCGCCCTTAATGGTTTCAACGCAGGTCATCTGGAACTCGCCAGAGTTTTTCAGTACGCCGTGCTGGTTAAACTTCATGCCGCCTGGCGCAACGTCCTCAACATCCTCACGCGCCATTTCAGGCAGCTGAGTTGTGCGGATCAGAATAGACAGGTTCGGGTAGCCCTTAACGGTCATCCAGTACTCGGAGCCGATAAGTTTTTCACCGGCGGCAAGGTTCTGGTTAAAGCGCTTTTTCAGAAATGCCACATCGGGTTTTGTGTTGGAAAAGCCGGACATAAATTGTTCCTCAGATAAACATAAATGGAATATCAGACTGGTTCTGGACGCTCTGGCCGGAGCACTGCAGCGTGACGGTGTTGTGCGTGTAATACCCCTCAGCGGTGCGGGGCGCGTCCAGCTGGTAGCTGACGCTTTTGATCACAACGTCCATGATCTTCAGGCGGCGCCCGATATCCAGAATGACGGGGAGAGGACGGCGACCGCCGGGGAGGGCGGCGTTCAGCTCAGGCGAAGCCATCTGCTGAAGCGCCATGATTGCGTCCATAACTTCGACCTTCGCGTTCACGGTGGCCATCAGGTCTACCACGATGCTGAACTCTGGCGGCTGCTGGCCTTCCCAGATAAGCAGGGAGTTAAATTCAGACTTTGAGGTATTCCCGGTTGCCGCCTGCGTACCGCTCGCCAGCTTGCCCGCTGCCGTGCTGACCGCACCGGCCACGCCGCCAAGCGAGTCATTGGCAAAAGGGGATTCCCACATGGATTCGAGACTGGCGCTCGACCCTTCCCCGATATAGCCCACGACCATCGCCGTCTGAGACGTGATGTAGAGCTTCAGGAATGGGCTTACCCCGTCCGGCATGATTGCACCGCAGATCATCGCGCTATCCTCATTGCCGCCGGCGTTAACCGGCGGCTATCCCTTACAGGCCGCGCTTTTTGCGCAGCTTCATCGACTTCTTACGGTGCGCGTTCGCCACTGAGCTGTGCGCCTTCATGCGGGCTTTTTTAAGCGCCTGCTTCTGCAGAGACGTCATGCGGCGCTTCTTCGGACGCTTGCGGATAAGCGTTACCACGCCATCGCGCACGGCTTTGAACGTGGCTGACTCAAGCATGGCTTCGCCACCTTTGCCGCCGGCAATGGTGTAGTCAGCAATGGCTTCGTCGTCGTCGCTCAGACCGGAAAGCGCCTCGAAAACGCTCTCAGCGGCGCTGTCGTCGTCGTCGTCGATCATGCTGGTGACGTCATCCTGATCGGCACCCAGGGCAACGGCAGCGTTGGCCAGCTGGCCCAGCGCGTCGTTAAACTGATCTACCTGGTCATCAGTCAGATCGTCGTCCTCTGCAATGCCATCCAGACCGGCCAGCACCAGCGCCAGCGCTTCAAAACTTTCAGCGTCGGCTTCGCCGTCGGCAATCCAGCCCGCCAGCAGGGACGCTGCAACAGAGCGGGCATCCTCACCGGCGCGACGCTCCACGGCTTCAAACATCGCCATGACGCGCGACTCTGCCGCTTTGTCGTCGTTGACGCCTTCCGCCATGAAGTCCTGTTTTACGGGCTCAGCTGCCGGCGCGGCAAACGCCGCGCCCAGGAGGCCATGAGACTTGTGGTTAAAAATGTTGTTCATAATTTCCTCTGTTAGCGGAGCAGGGTTGGCTTACCGACGATGCGGCGTGAAGAACCGGTAGGGCAGACAGACCAGGTGGCTTCCCACAGGTCGATATCTTTCTGCACAACGGCGATGACAAACGGCTCGGTACCCTGCGTGGCGTCACGCGGCTTAACCAGCGCCTCAGCGGCAACGAAGCGCTCCAGAACGTCTTTCAGGCCATCCGTGAGGCCTTTAAAGGTGATACCGTCCGGCTCATGCTTGAGCGCTTCCGCCACGTCGTAAAAACTGCGTGCAATCGCGTTCATCAGCGAACTGATGTGCTGCAGGCGCAGGTAGTTGTTTTTGGCGAAGGTGGTCAGGGAATCGTCAATGTACATATTCCCGTTCTTGTCCAGGCTGACCGGGTTAATACGCGCATTTACAAAGGCTTCGCGGTCGATTTCATCCAGGCTCGGGATCGGCTTGATGTTCTGGCGTCCGATAATGGCGCGCGACACGCCTGCCGGCGCGTAGTGCCAGCCGCCGACGTCGGAGACCAGCGCAACACCTTTCGCTTTCGCCACAAACGCATCGCAGGAGATCCCCCAGCTGACGTTGGTCCCGGTAAACGCGTCGCGCGCGGTGTACGGCCAGTAGTAACGCGCCGCCTGATGCGAACCGCCGAAACTATGGCTCTGCGCTTCGGCAATAGCGGCGGCTGACAGCTGCGCCCCGTGAATGTCATAAAACATATCGGTACGGGTATCTTCAGCCAGCTTCACCAGCGCGGCGAGGATGGTCGGGTCATAGCAGCCCAGCGACAGCACGGCGGTCCAGGTGAACATGGACTTGCGCAGCACGGTCAGCGCTTTGGAGTAATCCGCCGTTTCAATCGCAGACAGATCGCCGTCGGTACCGCCGCTGAACTGCATATCCTCGAAGCCTTCGGTGATCTGCAGCATCTGCGTTTCAACGTCATCAGCTACCACGGCGCGCAGACGGGTAGAGCCGTTTTCCAGCGCGGTCGGCAGGAACGCCGGAGATCCCATATCGCTTGAGGCGTCGGGATTAAAGGAGATCTGGTGTGACTCCAGCTCCGTTTCACCGCCGGCCGCGTCAACCTGCTTCAGCGTCAGGATGTAGAAGCCCGGAGCGGTTTTATCCGCCTCCATGCTCAGCGTGCGGTCTGCAGAGGCGTCGCCGTCCTCGATGTAAATCATGGCCGCAGCGCCAGCCGCCAGAACCGGATCGATTCCCGGCGCGAAGTTGGTGGCCACCACGCTCAGCTCCTGCATGGTGGTATCAGCAGTCAGGGTCAGAGCAGGGATCTTCATTCCCGGCGCCGGCACGCGTACCACATAACCGTCGCCGCCGTTTACCGCCGTTGCAACATGGCGCAGAGGTTCAAAGGCCGCGCCACTGCGCGGGTGAATAGGCGCGCCCAGCACCGCCTGAAAGTTGTCAGCCGTAACGCGCAGTACGGAGCCGATTTTACCGCGGCGGGAAATGACCAGGCCTGCAAAGACGGACGCGCCGCCGGATGTGACCGACGTCGTTGCGTCAGCATTGACTTCGCTTATGCCGACGCCAGCCGCCTGGCCTACTGCAAAAGGGATCTTATTCATGTGATATTTCCATGAAATGCCCCCTTAACGGGGGCGTTAAAGGGGATTAGCTGGCAGTACTGGTAGTGGCAGCTTCAGGTGCGGTTTCGCTCTGAATTTTCTTGCCGGTCAGCATGTCGTACGCGCCTTCTTTCGCATTGGTCAGCGTCAGCTTGGCGAAGTAGTTTTCACCATTGCGCGGGTGCAGCTCGTTGAGGGACGAACCCCAAAGCGTGGTGCGGTTGACCAGAGACGGGTTGGTTTCGTGGACATACGGGATTGCCGGAACGGCGTCACCGGCGATCAGGCCAGCGTCACCGATGGAATCGCCGCGGCCGTAAAACAGAATGTCCTCTTTGCTCAGCGCGACGCCGTTGGCCACAAACTGATCGCAGATAGCGGTCGGCACTTCGTAGATCGGGTAGATGCCAAACAGGGTGCCGATGCGCTGAATGTACGGCGACTGGACGAAGTTAGGATCGGCCTGGAACACGTTGGCCGGAAGGCTTTTCAGGAAGTTCGCAGCCTCGCCACCCGCAAAGCCGCCACGGATGCCCGCCTTACGGGTACGGTTCACCATGTCCGTGCTCAGCTGCGTAACAGCGTGCTTCAGCAGCGTTACCCATGATTCGTAGGTCTGGCCTTCCGGCAGCGCTACGTCAAACTCACGACCGTATACGGTGTGGAATGCCATAGTGCGCAGACGCATCATGTCCTGCTCATGGCTCAGCCAGTTACGCATTGCAGTAAACTGCGTGGACGACAGGTTGATGCCAAATTCACGGCTCAGATCGGACGCAGACATCACGGTATGCTCAGACGCAATAACGAACTGCGACGGCTTGATGGTGAACTCACGCATTGACTGGTTGATAACCGGGATCAGGCCTGGCGCTTTTTCAACGTTGATCTCGACCTGTGCGGCCAGCTCAGTACCTTTAGCCGGCGCATCGGTAAAGGTCACAGCAATGGTGCCTTTGTCGTAATCGACTTTACAGGTAGCCTGGAACTGGTTGCCTTTGACGTCTTTGTCGGAGAAAAACAGGTTGCCGTCAGTATCATCGACTTTACTCGGACGACGATTGATCAGCAGCTTGGTGCGGCCAGCACGGATCGGCATATCCGCGTTCTCAATCGCCTTAATGCTGAAGGTGAAGGTTTTCTTGGTGCCGTCCGGCTGCATAGCGGTAGGGAACAGGTACAGGCGTTTCATCTGCGAGTAAACCGCCGCAGACTGCATATGCATTTCATCACCCTTCTGGAAGGTGCCAAAGCTGGTACCGGCCACGTTCATCAGCTCGTAAATCTTCGCTTCGTCGCGCTCGCACGGAACAAAGGTACATGCGTCGCTGGTGGCAGCGCCCAGCACCGCTGGCAGGATCAGCGCGGCAAACTGCGCCTGACGCATTACGCCGTCAGAGGTGCGCATATCAGCAGCCACGGACTCAAACATCGCTTTGCCGTTGCCTTCATGCTTTTCAGCCGCTGATTCGATCATCAGGTTTTCAAGCGCGCGGCTGGCGTTCGCCAGCTGGTCAGCTGGTGGGTAATGACCGTTACGCTCTTTGTACTCGATCATGCTTGACGCCCACGCGGTGCCTACCAGACGGCAAAACTCCGGGTTAACGCCTTCAAACATCGGATCACGGCCAGCCGCCGCGCCAATACTGACGGACATAGACTGGCGGTCAGAAATCATTGAGCCATCTGCGTTGCGCTGTGCGTCAACGGTGAAAGCCATAACGCGCGATGCACGCTGCATAACGTCCTGCTCGCGCTGGCGAGCCGGGGAAATATCTTTACTCACAAGTAGACCCTTTTTTCAGGGCGCGGCTGCGAGGGAACTTTTGACGGGGCAAATTTAGGCGGTTTGTAATTTGCGTTGTGCGATAGGCAAGAAAAAATTGTAATTATGAGGATTTATTTTAGAAATGCATGTACATTTACGCGATGAATTTGACCACTGGTATACCTCATGGCTTATAAGCTCTACTTTCAATACGCAAATGGCTCCAGATCGCACATGCTTTCGACCGGCAGCCGGCGCGACGCCCAGCAGCATCTTGATTACCTTCTGAGTGAAGCCGAACCCCGCTCACTGGCGCAGCAGATCATCATCATGTACGGCTCAGAAATTATTATGGAAGTCAGCCCGACATTAGATGATGACGGGATTCGCGCACTGCCTCGCTGGCGCAAAGCCGGGAATACGCAGCAGATGCACAACCCGGTTACGGCGTCTATTTACATGCCAAGCGCGGCGCGTGATTTTCTGCTGCTGGCGGGTGAGGGCAATCTGGCGGCAGGAATGCGTAAAATCATGCTGGAAACAGGCAGGCCGGAAATCACAGCAGCGTATATGGCAGACACAGCGGGTAATTCTGAAACTGCCGCGCAGCCAGTGAATTGAAAGTCTGAATAAAATAAAATAGCCATACATTAATAAATCATAAGCCGCTATGTCAGCGGCTTTTTTTGCGCGCGATTTGCGCCTTGCAAGGAACACACATGGCTATTATTTCTACTCAGAATAAAAATAAATCCAATCGTAACTACTGCCGAAGCATACTACTGGCTGCATTAGCATCAACTGCCTTCGCTGGCACACCAGCGGTGGCGCAAAACGATATGGCAGCATTTCAATATCAGAAAGTTAGCAGCTACTATCAGGCAATCTGGACTAATCCCATTACTCACAACAGAGTTTATATGGATTCTTCCTGGAACATTACTACAAAGTATGAGAATGGAAACCCAGTCAGCACCTTTAATGATCCAACTATATCTGGTGGATTGAGTGTAGTAATTGGTCAAAGTCAGGAAGATTTAAAAAGTAACGCAGAATACCTTTTGAACACTAACGGTAACGGCGAGTACCATTTTACTCATTCAGAATTTTTTAATTACAAAAACGAATTAACATGGTTTGCATCCGGCTACTTAATAAGTAAGCCAGACCACGGATTTATACTTTACCTGAGAAAATCGGGTTCATCTTTGTACAATGTGCTTGGGATATATACGTTGGATAAAGAAACCAACGATAAAGTGGGGCATCTTAGCTCTAAGTTAGTTGATTCATTCTCTAGGTAAAACAGCCCCGAAGGGCTGCTTTCAGCGACTGGCGTTATAGTCTGATATCAGACCGTTTCGCCGGTTGCATTCATCGACTGAGGCCAGTATTCCTGCCACATAAGCGGGTAACCTGTCGGTGAATCCGGGGATGTTTTCATCCACCTGGCACGGCTGGTAGGCCAGCGCCTTTTGAGGCGGCAGTTCCACCAGCTTTGTGACCGTCACGACTTCGGGAATTAACGGCGCGGGCTTTGTCCCGGAGCATGCGAATAACGCTGGCAGGCAAAGCAGTATGATTAACGCCGGCAAGCAGTATCGCCCGGTTAATTTCATCAATTTCATTCTGACTATCCTCTTTAAGTCTCTGCAGATCCTGCTCAAGCTGCGCCTGTTTCTGCGCGTAGTCCTGGCGTTCTTTTTCCCGTTTCTCCAGCGCCTGCTGCAGCGTCTGCAGCTGCGCCTGCTGCTCAGAGAGCGAGGTTTTAAGCGTGCTGTTATTACCGGTCAGCGTTTTGTTGTTCGCAGTAAGCGTGCTGTTTGCCGCCTCCAGCTGCGCAACGTGCGCAAAGTGATCCGTGACAATCACATATCCCTTATGGCCTGCGGTCAGCAGCACGACGCAGAGCGCCACGGCTACCGCACGCTTGAGCCAGCCGGTCAGGGTGATTTGACTGAACATAGTTACTCCTCGTTGAGCGCAGCCAGAACGGCCGCGGGCATAATGGCGCTGACGGCCTGACCCATAACCGGATCGCCGCTCAGGCCGGACGTAAGCGCAATGGCCACCGCATCCGACATGGCTTTTTTTGCCGTGCTGGTGGACGCGCTGACCTGATCCGCCAGGCGGGCAAGTGCAGACGTACTGCCGGGAAGGGGCAACAGCAGTGCATCGAGCGCGCTGGTAGCCTCGCTCAGCGCGGCTGTTTCCTCTTCGGTGAACGCCGGCGCGGTTGCGGCACTTCCCGTAGCGCCCGGTGCTGCAGCAGCACCTGCTTTTGCGTTAATTGCCCCCATTGCCCCGGAGAGCGCGGAGAGCGATACAGCCTGCAGCAGATCGCCCACTGCGCCTGTAATGGCTTGATCCCCCATTGCGGCCACCAGCGCGAACGCCGGAGCCGGAGAGAGACGATTACCCTTTACGTGACACTCCCATCCGGTTTTCAGCTGCAGCAGCTCTGACGGGCTGCTAAAGGGCTTAACCGCTGCTACGAATCCAGCAGCAGCGCCTGCTGCAGCGTCCAGGCTCGCCGCATAGCCTGACAGCTTCCCGGTATAACCGGAGACGTCCGTCGGATAGGTGACGTCCGGCAACAGCAGCGCCCTGACAGATGCGGCCAGCTGCTCAGCGCGCGCCTGCGCCCCCTCGCACACTACGACCGGCGCTGGCGTAACCATGCCGGAGGCGGAGAGGGCAGCGAACGCGTTGATCTGTTTGTCGTTGTCGAGCATTACTTAACCTCGAATCCGGCTTCGCCCGTGGCGACCACCGATCCGCACGAAACCGGATCGTTGACGCACACAATGCCTTTGCCGTTGATGGTGAACCACGGACGGCCCGTAACAGCCGTGCCGTTGTGAGTACTGCTGCCGTCGGTGTGATCCGGAAACAGCTTGCCGTCCACCAGCACGGGCTTGCCGTTGATGGTGAGCCCCGCGTCAGCCTCAGCGGTCTGACGCGAGGGGAAGCCATCGTGTCCGGAACAAACCGAGTCCAGCGTGCCGGCGGCAGGCATCAGACTGCCCCGGCGCCGGAGCGCGTTTTATTCGTCATCAGGTATCAGCTCCAGATCCCCGCGGGTGTAGTTAAGCGGGCAGGTGTAGTACGGGTGTTTCAGCACGTAGCGCTGCCCGTTCTCCAGCCAGTCCACCCGGTCAACTACGCACATTTCACCGTTAAACAGGTTGCCGCGTATGCGCACGCGGGAACCTTTGCGGATCGGCTTCTCAGCTGTGACCATCAGGATTCCAGCAGCTCGTAGAAGTCATCAGGGATATCGCTGAACGACATGAACATACCCAGCCAGACAGCACGGCTTGCATCGGTGATATAGCGCGACATTTTGACGGTAGACAGCACGTTACTGACCCATTTGGTCTGCGTGCGCTGGTCAAGCGGTGACATTTCATCCCACTTATCCGTTGCCATTTCGCGTGCTAGGTTAAGGGCGTACATGGTGGCCCACATTACCGGCATCAGCTCGACAGTTTCCGGCTCGTCCGGCAGCTCTGCCTGCGCTTCCAGATAGAACTCATACGCGACTTGGCAGACGTAGGTTGGTGTCAGCAAGTAGCGCGATTCCGGGCGCATGGCCATCAGGCGCACGCGGGTATCTTCTGCCGTGGCGTTTGCCATGATCTGCTCAATCATGATGTTGCGCGTGGCGCGCTGCGACGGGGTAAGACGCCAGTAAGGCGTTTCCAGCAGCACGCGGGTTTCAGGAGAGTAGTTATATTCATACTGGAACTGCGGATCTTCGCGCAGCGCCATGCTCAGGTTGTGGAAAAGCTCAAATGCGGTGGGCTTACGGTTGCTCATAATTAACTCAATAGAATTAAAGGAAGCGGCACCTTAACCAGTTTGTAATTTGCAGGCGGAGAACAAGAAGGGAATTTATATACATAGTTTCTGATTAATTTATTTAGAAACCATGTTGCAGTTTTTGTATATTTTGACTTATAGTCTGGCCTGCGGGCAGGTAGTGCCTGCGCATAAAAAATAAGGAACATTAAATGAAAAACCTTTTTGGAAACGTTGTGCCGGTAAGTGGTCTGCCTGTCGATAAAACCGTGCTGGCGTCGTCCGGCAAATCCGGCGTGCAGCTGCTGGACTGTGGCGAAGAGTTTCAGGGCCGTTATGAGGTGGTTTCTCAGGGCGTGCTGGTGGCCTGCACCGACAATTACACGAAAGCGAGTGATTACTACTTTAAAGAGAGCGCCCGCATCAGCGCTGAAAGCCAGGCCAGCTATAACGCTAAGGTCAGAGAGGCAGAGTCAGCAGGGCTGAGCGGGTATCGCGTGCGGGATTATGCCAATGACCGCATAACGCTTAGTGACGCGCTGGCGCAGCAGAACACACCGCGCGGCATCCCGGTAGAGTTTCTGCCCGCTCACAATCCAATGTGATGCACCATGAATACAAAGAACCCCGCACAGAGCGGGGTTTTTCGTTTCAGAGCACGGCAATTATGTCGTCTGCTGTTTTACGTGTGTCGCCCTTACAGGACACGGATCGGCGTGCGGCCAGCGGCATGATCCTGAAGCCGTTGCGCGTGTACAAATCCACGACTGACGGCGCGCTGCTGTTGGTAATGACTACCTTAGCGCCGCGCTTGCGCGCTGCCACCAGGCACTCCACCAGCCGAGTCTGGTGCTCAAACGTAAAGGCGTTGCCGCTGTAGGCAGTAAAGCCGTTTTCGTCCGGCATCGGCTCATAAGGCGGATCGCAGAAAATCACGTCACCTTCGCCCGCCTGGCCGATTACCTCCTCAAACCCGGCGCAGATGAACGTCATTTCTTTCTGCAGGCCAGCGAAGTGCTGCAATTCATCCAGCGGAAAGTAGTTTGCTCCTGCCTTTTTGTTCCAGCCCACGTTAAACAGGCCTTTCAGGTTATACCGGCACAGCCCGTTAAAGCAGGTGCGCATCAGCGCCAGGAACAGCGCTGCATGCCGCACCGCGTGCGCCTGGCGTCCGTTAAATTCATTGCGCATGGCCACGTAGGCTTCGTTGGTGAGACAGCTCTTTTCCAGCTGGTGAGCCGTATTAATCACGGTGTCCGGGTTGCCCTGCAGCTGATTGAAGAGGTTAATCAGATCCGGGTTGATATCCCCCAGCAGGTTGCGCTTAAAGCCTGCGTTGATGAATACGGTACCGCTGCCAACAAACGGCTCAATCAGGCGCTTCCCGGCTGGCATTACCGCCAGTATTTCATCAAGCACGGAATGTTTGCCGCCCGCCCATTTCAGAAATGAACGCGGGTATTTATCCTCTGCAACCTTTCGCGCCGCCGCACGCTTTTTCTTTGCTGCCGGCAGAGCGGGGAGGTCCACAGGCCGGGTCTCTACTACGCTGGCCGCCAGCATGATCTGATTAGCAATACGATCGCCAATCCAGCGCATAACCGGTACCGCCATAGAGTTACCAATTGCTTTATAACGCGGACCATCAGCCGCCAGGCGGTGCGCCTCTTCTTCAGGCATGTCAGGGTGCGTCAGGCGCAGGTAAGCCATTTCGTCAGCAGCAAGCGTGTTGCGTTTCTTCTCCGGTATCAGTGTCCAGCCATCCGGGAAGCCCTGTAAGCGCTCACATTCTTTGGGCGTCAGGCGCCGGACTTCGCTACGGGTGACAACAGAAGGGTAGCCCTGTCCAGGCTTTCCGCCGCCGGCCGACAGTGCGCCCGTTATTTGCCCGTCTCCGTTGAACAGGCGGACTTCACCACGGGTGTTTTCAGCAAACGCTGCGTGCTCCTCACAGCGGGCAACACATGGCGCTGCATCACCCTTGCACGTTTCGCCGGATTCAGCGTTAAGCGCGTGGCACAGTTCGCCCGTGGCGCTCTGTACTGCGAACGTCTCAACGTCAAAGTCATTACGCTGCCCTTTAGCCGTCAGACACGCTGCCACATCCAGCGCGCCGGAACAGTTACCGCCACCAAATGCAACAGGAGGAGAATAGCTGACGTCACAATCTGCTGATTTAAGGCCGTTATCGCACTCAGAAACTAAATGACCGGCTGCGGCGTGTGCGAAGTCAGAGCCACTGATTCCAGCGCCACTTGCAGTAGGGGCGGCAACTGCCTTCCTCGTATTTCGGCACGGCGGAGAATCCCGGCGCAGGCCATCGAACTCAAGAAGTATTTCTGCGGGATCAACATCGTTTCGAGCACTTGCGACAACGAAGATGCGACGGCGGCGTTGGGCCACTCCGAAGTATTGGGCATCAAGGAGTCGCCAGGCGAGTTTGCGCTGTCGCCCATAAACGCAACCAGACTTTGGCCACTTCGGAACATGCTTACGCTCGCTTTTGTTCCAGCGCCAGCCCGGTCCGCTTTTGCCGTGCTCAGGTCTTGGGCCTGGTTCAAACGCTTCATTTTCGCCAGCCATTCCGGCAAGGAAGAATCCAAAGGCGTTGTCGGGTGTGCTAAGGCTTCCCGGCACGTTTTCCCACAGGTGGACGGCAGGCTGCTCGCCGTTTTCAATTCGTTTTGCATCAATGGCATTTGCTAAATCTACATAAGCAAGTGTGAGCTGACCGCGCGGGTCATCAAGGCTCTTACGGAGCCCGGCGATTGAAAATGCCTGGCAAGGGGTACCGCCAACCATGACGGCCGGCGCCGGAATGGAACCGGCGCGAACGCCGGCCGCAATCTTTGTCATGTCGCCCAGGTTCGGCACGTCCGGGTAACGGTGAGCCAGCACGGCTGCAGGAAACTTTTCTATTTCAGCAAACCATGCGGCTGTCCATCCCAGCCCGTCCCAGGCCACGCTGGCCGCTTCAATGCCGGAACAGACAGAGCCGTAAGTGATCATCGTTTTGCCTCACCGCCCAGCGCATCCACCAGCCCGGAGAAGAAAGCAGAAAACTCGGACGTGAACAGCATAAAATCAGCCAGCATGCGTGCGCGCTGATCCTCACGGTCAATATCGTCGTTCTGCTCAGTGAGCATGTCGGCATACTTAATGCCCTTAATGCTCAAATCGTCCGCCACACGGCAGAAAATGCGCTCCTGCCAGTCAAGACTCAGGTGCGTGACTACCTTTCCGGCCTCAATATGCGCGCGCACTTCATCGCTGATTAGATCCTGCTTCTTACAGCGGATTTTGCCGCCTTCTTCCAGAATCGCCGCGAGCTCGGCCTCGTCGCCCAGCAAAAAGCCCGCCGGCAGGTCGCCGGAGCGCAGCCATTCAGTCAGCGTGAGCTCGACAGGCTCCTCAGCCATCAACGGCACAACCGGCAGCGAGCCGATAGTTTTGCGCAGCATGGCGAGCATATCCTCTGCCGCTTTGGCGCTGGCCGCGTCAACGTAGATGCGGCTATTTACGCTGTCGATCCAGATATAAGCCTGCGTGCGGCGGGTAAAGGCGCGCGGCAGCAGCGTGTGAAGGGCTTCATCCTTCAGGGAAACGCGTTCGCTGCGACGCACCTTGCGCGCCTCTTCCTGCTCAATTTTCGCCACGCGGTCAGCCACAAACTCGTTAAGCGTGGCGGCGGGCATGATTTTGCTTTCAGTCTGACAGCACAGCAGGTACTGACCGTTTTCAGCCAGCAGCAATTCATCTGAGGTAATGTTGATCCAGCCTGATTTCGCCATGTCCTGCGCGGCACAGGGGGTAAACGCCATCGTCTGCAGCTGCTGCGCCAGTTCTTCCGCGTCTAACGGAATATCCCGGCTCAGGCTGTAGACCATGATGTTTTTGAAGAAGGGAGATTTCATGCGGCTATGTCTCTTAGATAACAATAACCGCCATTCTAAATTAATGTTTTAGAATTACACTTAAAATCACTGACTGAACTCAAACTGAGGCGCTTTAGCGCTGAAGGTATCGCCTGAATCAAACACGGTTTTCCCGCCTGCTTTGACCTTCACATTACCGCCCACGTCGATAACCAGATCACCTGGCCCCAGCATGTATATCTGCCCGCTTTCATTCATGCCTATGCGTGAACCGCTGGCCGTGTTGGTAATTTCATACCCGCCACCAGCAGACCGGAGTTCCAGCAGATTATTACGATGCGAGACAAAATCATCCGTTGCGCTCAGGGCAGGGCGCGCCGGTGCGCCGTCAACGGCTGGTGGCTCGTAGGCGCTGCCCTGTCCGGAGGCTTCAGGTGCCACACTCGGCACACCGCCTGGCGCTGATTGTGCCGCACCGGTGATAAGCGGCCGGCGCGTGTCCGGGCGCCCGCGCGCGTCGGTATACGGGAACTCTACCCACACTTCATCCCCCGTTTTGCAGGGAACGAACGCGTTGCCTATCGGCAGCTGGTATTCAGCCCAGGGCAGCGTCTCCGCTTCGACGTCCGCCCATTGCGGCGTCAGGCGGATCTGCGCGCGCATGTGTCCTGCCGGGTCTTTGGTGGCCGTGATTACGGCGCGTTGCTTACTCACTGGTTGGGTACTCCTAAAATCATGCGCGTGGTGTAGCCGATGCGATCCTCATGATGAATAGCCGCGGTAACGATAAAGTTTTTCGGCAGCGTCTCGTCAGTCTGGTTTTCCGGGTCATAGCGGTGGATCTGCACGCCTATCACCATGCCGGCGGTAATGTCCGCGTTGCCGCTGACCTCAATATCCAGCTTTGGAATAAGCACGCGCCCCATATTGGTGAGCGTGGCCACGTCGGCATCAGAGATATATTTAACCGGTTTGGATTTATCGCCCACGGCAATGTAGCCGTCAGTCATGGAGTAACCCACAAACTGATAATCAGCGCTGCTGGTGGCGGCGGCGTCCTGGTTGATATGGCTCAGCTTGCTTATCGTGTATTCCGCTTTCGGGTTATTGGCCTCGTAGACAACCGCCGGTTTCGTGCCAATGAGTTTGCCTATCTCCTTCATGCAGAACATGCCGCGGGCGCACCACACCAGCGCGCCATGATCCTCTGCCATCTGGCGCAGAACGCCTGACGGCTTCTCGCTCATATTCAGGTGATAGGTCATCGCTTTTTTGAACGCATCAGCCTCGATCGTCAGTGTGCCGGCGAACTCTTTCATGACGTCGCCAGGCTGACGATCGGCGTACAGGCGCACGCGGGCTGAGGGCGTTTTCAGACGCTTCAGGTCGGCTGACACGGCGATAATGCACACCACGTCGCCGCTGGCCGGCGCGGACGTAACGAAAAACGTCTCACGGTACGCGCCGCGCTTCCCGGTCGGGTCGCCCAGCTCCGCCACCAGCGTTGCGCCGTAGCGGGCGCCCATTTCGTCCATCAGCTTGCCTTCCGGATCGTGCGCCTCCAGCACCAGCAGCGGGGCAGTAAGGGCGGTTTTCTCAATGTAGAGCGCCGACGTTATCCAGCTGCGCGGCAGTTCTTTGTCATTGATGATCACCGACTGCAGGAAGTACTGCATGGGCTTGTTCTTCTGCTCTGCTGCCATCCGTTATGCCCCCGCCGGCGCAAGCTGTGTGTCGTGGCGCACGCTGCGCGCCGTGACTTCGTATGCCGTCAGCACGTCCACCATGACGATCATTGAGGTCTGGCAGGCGTAGATTCGCTCCTGAGTGAACGGCGGCGACATATCGCTGTACATGATGGATTTTGCGTCCTGAATGCTGCAGTTGAGCTCAACAGGCCAGCCAGCCAGCTTGTCATGCGCAATAAAGCGGGTGGAAAGGCGGGAGCGGAAGTTAGCGGCCAGCGTATTGCACATCAGCGACAGCGTATCTTTGTCGCTGGCAATCAGCGTGATGGTGTAGTTCAGCGAGGCCTGCGCGGCTTCGATCTCCGCCAGCGGTTTAGCATCCTGCTCAGACACGATCACATTGGCGTAGTTGCGGCGGTCAATCTCATGATCGTTGTTGTCGTAGGTGATATCGAACCCGCGGGAGAGGTTGATAACCGGCAGCGCGTCGCGGTTGAGGTTCGGCATATCTTCCTGCTTTACGCTGTGGCGTCCGGCGCCCGCCAGGCGGACGGCGCGCAGAAACTCCAGCACGTCATCAAACTTGCCGACGAATACCCGATCCTCCGGTTTGCGCGCCAGGAAGGAGGCGTAGCGCGCTTCATGCGGGCGCGGTGCGACAATGACAGCACCGCGGAACACTTCATTCAGCGCCTTTGCAATGGCGGCATCAGCAGCGGTAAAGCCCGTACTCTGCATCTGGCCGGTGCGCGTGGTTTCCCATTCGCGGGTGCGGGCGAGTAATTGTTTCATTCGATACGTCCGTTGCTGGTGGTGTCAAAGTTGCGGGCGGGAATGCAGTAGTAGAGCGATCCGACGTTCTGCGTGCCAAAGCCGTAAATGCGGTGGACGTACCACCAGCGGCGCGCTAGGGTGCCGCTGGCCATCTCTTCATTCCACTCAAGGATTGAGCCAACCGGCACGCCTTCTGCGGCAATGCGCAGGATCAGCACGTCATCGGTTAAACCGTCCTGCTCGTCGCCGGCATCGAGCACCTGGAAACTCTCGCGCTCGTCCGGGCAGTCCAGCACCGTGACAATGGCCGGATCGGCATCCTGATAACTCAACGTGCGCTGGTTGTTGTTCAGTTCGGTAAACGCGGATTGTTCAAAGCCGGTTTCGTCGTCCACCTCGCCCACGTCGCGCATATCCGGCAGGTACAGCAGCGCCTGAAACGCGCTGTAGTCGCTCTCTATTGCCTTAACCCAGTCGCGGCGGACCATGTTGTTGAAGGGGGCGTGACCTTTGAAGCGGGGCTTAATCGCCATGCTCTGCTCGCGTGCCGCCAGGGCATCCGGCAGTGGTGCGCTCAGCGGGTCATAATCTTCACTGCTGCTGCCGTCAGGGTCATCAGCACCGCCAGTGGCAGCGCCATCGGGTGAGGCGGCGGCGGATTCGCCAGACGCTTCCAGATCGGTTGCAGCGCTGCTGCTGTCCGGCACATCTTCTGCAGGCGCTGCAGGCGCGGTCTGCTCTGTTTCACTGCGGGTTTCCTCGCTGGTGGAAGGGGGCGTGTCATTAAGAAATTCGTCGTAGCGTCCCATTACTGATTACCTGCTTTTGTCTGGTTCTTTGCGTAGTCCATAAACATTTTTTCCGCCTGCGCGCGCGGCGTGCCGCTCAGCACCAGGGCATCAATGAACGTCTGGCGCTGGATCTTCGCCTGGTCGGCCAGCTGCTGACGCAGCAGCACGTTTTTCGCCTTTTCGTCCGCCAGCTGCGCCTGCTTTTTCGCCGCGCGGGCGCGCTCCGTAGCGGTGACCTTTTTGGCGCGGGTCAGCTGGCCGCGCAGCTTATCGATCCGGCCATCGTCGTTGTTCAGCCGCTTCGCCAGCGCGCCCATGCGCTTCTGATATTTCTCATGCTCGCGCTTTACGGCGGCGGCGTTGGTCTGCGAGTTGCGGTTGCGGTTGAACTTCGCTTTGTCGGCGTCGGTGAAGTGCTCAGTGGTTTTGCGCGGATCGTCGCCGTAGGCGTTGTTGCCGGCGCTTTTGAGCATCGCCTGGCCGATCCGCACCTGCCATGAGGCGGACTGCAGGCGGGTGAAGGCGTGAATGACGTGCTTACAGGCCACGCCTTTCAGATTCGGGTTTTTCTCTTTCGGGTAGGCGTACTCTTTTGGCGGGGCAAGGGCGAAGTTGCCCGCCGTGGCAATGTAGCGGTACCAGTACTGGTGACGGCCACAATCGCAATCAAAAGAGACGCGGCCAGCGCAGAGTCGCTTGGCAATTTTGGCGCTGTCTTTGCCATCAGTGACCTCCTCGATCAGCTGATCCCACTCCTCAAAGCGGAACTTCACGCGGTGATGTTTATCAACCGATACGGCGGACGCCTCCACGCTTACCGTAAGCACGTTGTGTTTGAGCGTGGTTGGCGTGGCACGCTTAATACCGGAACCGTCATCCACGCGGTTATTGGCGCGCTTAATGTCGATCTGCTGACTGCCCGCCACCAGCTGCGCATACGTGATCCCCGCAACAGCCGCATTAAACTGCTGGCGTGCGCCGGCGCGGTTTTTCTCAAACCCTTTAAGATCCTCTCTGGTGTAGAAGGTGCCGGACTTCTTTTTGCCCAGGGCAATAATGTCGTCGAGCGCCTTGTTCTTCAGGGTGAGAGGGTTAAGCGTGCGGTGCGCAATGCGGCGCGAACGCCGGCGGTCTTTGTCTATCTGGTCGAAAACGCGGGAGAACTCTTTAGAGGAGAGCCCGGCGGTGTCGTAGCGCCCGGATTCGGTGCGGGCAAACGGAGTATCAGCCACTGATTAACTCCGGCTTGCCGCCCGCGTATTCGCGCATGCGGTTACGCAGCCACGCCATATCCGGCAGGGAAAGCGTCTGGCCGGCGGGCAGCGGCTCCATCTCTGACTCAATCCCGCACAGCAGCCGGAAGATCCAGCGCAAATCCGCGTTGCCCTCATAGGCGCGGTATGCCGCCAGGTCAGCGCGGAATATCTCGTCGAGACGGATGGTGTAGTCCTGATTCTCTTCGTGAAAAGAGGCGGAACGCTTTATGACTTTCTGGTGAAAGAGGCTGCGCAGCACCACATCCTCAATAGAGCGATCGTCGAGGCGGTTATAACTCACAGAATCCGCTCCTCGTCGCTGATGCGCATCCCGGCCAGCGTCTCCGGCACGGCCTCTGCGGCTTTGATTTTCTCATAGCCGATAAGGCGCTTAAACGCGTCCATGACGGACGGCTTTTCTTCTGCAGCAGCAGCACTCATGGCGTTAACGTAGTCCGCTGACGCCACGTTGTTATAGCCCACGGCAAAGCAGCACAGGATGGTGAGCACATGCTCCGGGCGTATATCGCGCCAGTTGATGCGGTACACCTCCTCGCCGCTGGCGTTGTACTCCACCTCCACGATGGAATCGGGGATCTCAAAAGCGCCTTTGTTCTCTTTCGGCAGCGCGAGATTTTCCTGCAGCATGAGCTCGTTGTAACGCTCAATACCGATCAGCACCGCCGCGCGGCCATCGCTGCCTTTTGCTTTGAGAGAAACGTGATTGCCGCCCACGACGCCGGACACCTTGCCCGTGGCTTCATCCACCAGCACCTTAAAGCCCTGCGCGCGCAGTGTTTCAATGTAGGGCGTGAGTTTGGCTACCTGCGTCCGCATGCCTTTTGGCAGCGGCTGCGGCTTTGACATGACCAGCGTGTGATCTTCATAAATGGCGGTGATAGCCATTGGCTGACTGGTTGAGAGACTGATTACTGCGATTTTCTGTTTCACGTCTGTACCCCTGAAAAGGCGAAAGGCCGCATATAGCGGCCTCTCTGGCTTTTAACGTTCCCAACCGCGCGTTGCAGATTAGGTAAGTTGTCAAAAATTCCATCAGGGAACCGCTAACAGCTTGGGGCGACTTTAAGCGGTTTGTAATTTGCAGTGTTACAGGTCAAGCATTTTTTTTAAAAATAAAAAAAGGCCGCTCAGTGGCGACCTTTCATAGACAACAACGTTTAGTCTTGCTGATCTTCTCTTTTCTTTAATGCATCAATATACCGCTGCCGCTCAATAAGGCCGGCACTTGGATCATTCAGTACATCTTTCCCTTTGATATGTACGTCGTAATCAATTTCATGCTGGGGGGCATAGCTTTTATCTACTCTGGTTTGTGAAGTTGCGCTCGTTAAACCAGCGTTAAATGCATCTATATCGCTCGCGTTGGAGGTGATTATGTAGGCGAAAATAAAAGCATAAATAAAAGAGATGTACCACATTATAGAAAAGGCTCTCATTTCATATATGTTGTAGCCTAAAAAGCTTACCCTTGTAGCGAGTAAAATCAGCAAACAAGCTAAGATCAGGGAGCGCCTTTTCCATCTAGTCAAAAATTTGCGTGAGTACTTAGCATAAACAGTTAGCGCAATAGTGAACAGTACAACAGATAATAACAAAACCCATAATGGAGGCGATATAAAACGTTTGTCGCAAAAGCTCGCAAAAGTAGTCGCAGAAGCAACAAAAAGAATAGAGAAGATATATAAACGAACAGCAACCCCTATTTTTTCGTGCTTACCGATTTTTAATAAAAGCACTGGTAATATCGCCAATACATTCACAGGCATTGTTGATAAAATAAGACCCAAGTATTCTTGCATGCTGACACCCCCACCATTGTTCCATTTGGTTGATTTAAAGTAAAATTATCTCAGTTACTACAAAATGATTTTTAGCTAGCGATTATTTGCCGTAGAGATTAACGCAAAAAAAATCTTTGTCAGAATCTTCGTATGGTACAGCCCGCGTGGCTCTGCCAAGATTTTTGAAGAAAGCTAACGCTTCGGGAAGCGTTTTGTATTCATCTTTGTAAAGGCAGAAAGAATCACTGGATGGAGTTCCAATCTCATAGGCCTGTATTCTTACAAAGTATATAAATTCACTATTATCTTCTTTGTTTTTTTCTTGCCCAGGTATCACGTTATCTGAACGTTCAAAACTCAGTTCTGCTATGTACTTAAAAGTAACACCATAATTGTCCTTCGCCTGCCACTTGTTCCGTGCAATCGCGCCCATTTGATTTCCCTTTTATTTTTTTGAGTTGGTTATAATAACCAACTGGTAGGTTTAGTCTACTGGCTTAAACCACACTTTATGCATTAAGTGATAACCCTGCGAGACTATACGCTTTATCCATTAGTTCTTTTTCGGTTCCGTTATACCTAGTGAACTCCGCTTTGCCGCCTGTTATGCCGTCCGCATGTACCGGCACCAGCCAGGGGAACTCTGCACGGACGTGTGCCGGCGCGGCGTGCTGGTGGTGATGATTGCAAAGGGGGATCTGCAGCAGGTGCGCGCCGGGTTTTGTGCGACCGTCAATGTGATGCAGGCTGATTAGCGGTGATTCCTTCCCGTGCTGCAGGCAGGCAATGCAGGGTAGCTTGCCTAACGCATCCATAACCACGCGCTCTGCTGCCGTGGGCGTTCGCCCTTTAAGCCCTTTTCCTGACGCGCTGGCGCGCGTTTGCGGCTTCGCTGTTATCCGTGCAGGCTTTTTCTCCTTTAGACGCTCAGAGGCGCTTACAGCGCGTTTTTCTGCTTTGGCTTTTTGCTCTGCTTTCCACTCCGGGGAGCTACGACGTTCAATCTGCCTGACAAGCATTCTGCTGGCGCTGGCCTGCTGCTTATCGTACTGCTGCTGGCGGTACTCCGGATCGGCCTGCTTTGCCGCCTGCCTTTCACGTTGTCGCTGCTGCGTTCTGGCCTGCTTTTCCCGTGCTGCCTGATACTGTGAGGCTTCCATAAAACATTCAATTCTAAAAATTTAGTTTAGAATTGTTGATCGTTTGCAGGGCGCTGTAAAGCAATATGAAATTGTCCAGTGGACAATCTGCATGCTCTGATTTAGTAACGTGCGTGTTACCTTCCTTGTCAGAAGTGCCACACATTCAGGATTTTAAAAAAGGAGCGGAGCATGTTTGTTTACCCGGTACGGCTCGTTCAGAACACGTCAGCGAGCATATACGCTATTGCCTGCCGCGATCTGCCTTTCGTGCATGCCACAGGCGATACGGCAGACAAAACGCTGCAGAACGCTTCTGAGGCCGTAATTCTGGCAATCAGCGTAGTGATGGGAGAGAGGCGCATGGTGCCAACGGGCAGCAAGGTGCAGAGAGGGGAGCATCTGGTCAGCATCCCGGTGCTGGTGGCCATGAAAGTAGTTCTGCACAACACGATGATTGAGAAGGGCATGCGCAAAGCAGACTTGGGGCGCAGCCTCAACCTGAAAAACCCGCAGATAGAGCGGCTACTGGATTTGCACTATCCATCAAAGGTGGAGTTAGTTGAAAAAGCTATCCACCAGCTCGGACGTGCAATAAGACTCACTGCCGTTGAGGTTTACGCTCCGAACCGGTCAGCATAGGGCGCTGGAGTGTGGGTAACTGCTTAGCCTCATGAGTTATCCACTTATCAACTGTATAGATCCAAATAAATATCCAAATAGAACCTAGTAGATCCTAAAAGATCCAGGCGCTCGGAAATCCAGTGCTGGCAAGGCCTGCAGAGGAGTTACGATGTTTGTAAACATGATAAAAGTGTTTATAAACATGATAAAAGTGTTTGCTTGCATGATAAAAGTGTTTATAAACATGCTAGACGATGTTTGTAAACATGATAGCTTGACTATGGGCTGTGATTAACCTTTTGGGGTGTGGATAGGTGAAAAATGGAAAGCGAAAACAGTGAGTTATTGTTAGTGGACGTACTGGCTGAAAGTAAAAGTGGTGACAAACTTATCCCCACCCATAGCAGCACAATTCAGCCTGTAGCTTTAATGCGATTAGGACTATTTGTGCCAACGCTAAAGCGTAAAGGTGCAGATGTAGACGGTATCGTCATTGACGCGTCAAACGAGCTTTCTCAGCTGGAGATCGCTAAAGCGGAAGGTTATCAGACTATTAAGATTACTGGCCCACGCCTGTCTATGGAGACTGATTTTAAAGTATGGGTCGCTGTGATCCTGTCGTTCTCTAAATATGGTTTGTCCAGTAACACTATAGAGCTGCCATTCTCGGAATTTGCCAGTATGGCCGGATATCCTGACAACCTTAAAAATCATGTGTTGCGGGAAAAGATTTCTGAATCACTGGTGCGATTGAGGCGTACCGCCATCGACCTTTCAACCAAAGATCGAAAAAAATTCAATGTTACTGGCTTACTCCAGATGGGTAAGTGGGACGTTGAAAAAGATGTGATTCGTCTACAGGCCGATGAATCCCTGTGGGAACTGTACCGCTATGACAATCAAGTACTTTTGCAGATGCTACTGCTCCGCAAATTGTCCAACAAAGGCACCGCACAAGCACTGTACACGTTTATTCATAGCCTGCCTGAAAAGCCATTGCCGCTCTCATTTGAGCGTATCAAGCGACGTTTAATGCTCACGTCATCTGATGGGCAGCAGAACAGAACCATCAAGAAAGCAATCGACGATTTGATTGAAGCAGGTTACTTGGATGCGTCGGTCATCAAAAAGAACAAAGAATGGCATGTTTGCATTCATGCTCGGAAGAAGATCGGAACTGACCCTTCGATGCTGACGGAAGAATAAAATGATGTTTGCAAACATGATGCAGCGAAGAAAAAGTGTTTGTAAACATGCTGGGAATGTTTGCAAACATGCTTTTGAGGCCTCACGACGTTAAAAGTGTTTGTAAACATGGCAGGCAGTGATTGATGCGATGAAAATAACAGCAGATTTGGTATTCTCTAACGCGCCATCATGATTGCAAACATCTTTGCCGGGTAACTTCAGTGCGACTGGCATGTTTGCAAACATTTTTACCGCTATCCGAGATCTCCATCATGTTTATAAACATTGTGACCTACTTATAGTAATCGTGCTGGTGGCGCAGAACGCCGGCAATGATGTTTGCAAACATGACAGCCACCAGCATTCCGCCGGAAAGTGTTTATAAACATGCTGGACGCTACTCAGGCACGATACATCACCCTGACGCAATTGGGCGGCACGCTCGTCATCATGTTTACAAACACTTTTCAGCCTGGCACCCGATCCCATCATGTTTATAAACACTGTTAGTCTATTCATGGCAACGGCTGACGCTTGCCATGAAACCAGCAATACCGCAGCGATTGGCCGTTCAGGCCTTGAGGGCGATTTCTACACTTCTCACAATCCCACAATCGGCCCTGTCGCTGGTGGCTATCATGTTTGCAAACATCGTTAGTCTATTCATGGTGAGTGTTGCTGGTTTCATGGTGAAGGAGAGCGCAGCCACCAAATGTGCTTGCAATATGTACAAATTGAGCGTGTTTACCATGAATAGACGAACATTTGCCTGCTAACTGAGTGGGCTACCATGAATAGACTAACGTTTGCCATGAAACCAGCAACATAGTGCTGAGAGTACATTGCAAATGCGTACACAAATGCATACCACATTTAAGAGGTCATCATGAATACAGTTAACAGCAGGGCAGCGCGTGATACGTGGGCTGCTACGCTTGATGCGGCACTGGTTGAACCAATCGAAGTTACCCGCAATGGTGGCAAAGAAAGCGTTGTAATGCTTTCCAAGAGTGAGTTTGAGACGTTAAAGCGCATCCAGCTTGAAAAGGACATGGACTACATTCTGGATCGCCATGCCAATACGTTTAAGGCTTTAGCCGACCGATGAAGCTGGAATTAGAATACCGTCCTGTCACAGCAGACGAACTGATCAAGCTTCATGACAGGCTGGAGAGCACCGCGCCGAGATTGCCTGGTATAGCAGACCGCAGTAAAGCTAAAGCAGTGATAGACCGTGTTACCACACTCTACCTGTACGGCGAACTGCCTGACGTATGGCACATTGCAGCAGCGCATCCTGAAGCCGTAGCGCGTGGCCATGTGTTCGCTGACTATAATAAGCGAACCGCATTTTTCGCAATGATGCTTTTCCTGCGCCGTAACGGTATAGATTTGAACCCGGAAGGTAATGCTCTGGAAGAGCT